TAAAATAATTTAACGCAATGGTTCAAAAGACATTTAGAAACCTCTACGAGGATGAAAAGAAGAAGCCCACGGCAGCGCAATTGTTTGTTTCGAGGGTTGCCACGTTGACCAAGCGGTCAGAAACAACGGTTAGAATGTGGATTAGTGGTCAGCAAGTACCCGATGAACTTGCAAAGAGTGTGATTGCACAAGAATTTGGTGCAGATATAAACAGCCTATTCCCCAAAGAGGTAACGGCATAAAACAAAAAAGACTATGTTACGGATTATCTTGAATTGGCGATATTGGGTATTGCTCGCCATCGGTTCAGTTGCCTTGATTGGCATTTTCGGCACTCCAGAGGATTATGAGGGTTTCGCATGGTGGGTGGCTTTCTTTGTATCAAAGGCTATCGGTTTCTATCTCGGGTATCTATACTTTCGCCTTTTCATGTATTGGGATGACCGTAACGAGATAGCAGAGTTATCCAAATTAGTAAACAATATGGAGGAATAATCTATGAGTACGGATGAAAGATTGGAACGTATCGAGAGACTTATCCTAATGTCATCGAAAAATGCCCTCAATACGAAAGAAGTTGCCATCATGCTTGATATATCTGAGAGTAGAGTGAGACACTTGGTAAATGAGAAGTCTCTTCCCTACTACAAGCAAGGGAACAAAACCTATTTCAAAAAATCGGAAATAGAGTCATGGATGCTCCATACCAGATATGAAAGCAAGGCAGAGATTGAGAGTAAGGCAGCGACTTACATCGCCACAGGAAATTTTTAATATTAACAATAAACAACGCAAATGATGAAAACAATCATCTTAAAGAAAATGCACTTCCTTAACTTCAAGGGATTGCGAGAACTCGAAATCGAGTTTGATGAGAAATCGACCAGCATCTACGGTCGTAACGGTTCGGGAAAGACTACGGTCTTCGATGGGTTCACATGGGTTTTGTTCGGTAAGGATAGTTTCGACCGCAAGACTTTCGACATCAAGACACTTGACATCCACGGTGTAGCCATTCCACGCTTACCACATGAGGTTTCAGTCATCCTCTCGGTAGATGGTGAGGAAGTGACACTTTGCCGCCGCTACAAAGAGAAATGGCAAAAAAAACGTGGTCAGTCTGAGGAAGAGTTTACAGGACACGAAGAGGAACGCATGTATAACGATGTACCTTGCAACGTGAAAGAATGGAACGAGAAGATTGCAGGACTTTGCTCTGAGCAGATTTTCAAGTTTATCACCTCTCCATCTTACTTCACCTCACAGAAGACCGATGCGCAGCGTGCAATGCTCATCCGTATGGCAGGAGGTATCTCTGATGAAGAGATTGCAGATGATAACGAAGATTTCAAGGAATTGCTCAAACACATTACAGGAAAGTCTCTCGAAGAGTACAAGCGTGAGGTCGCAGCCAAGAAGAGACCTATCAAGGATGAGATTGACGGCATCCCAGAGCGCATTGACGAACGCAATAGAGATATGCCAGAGTCATACGATTACGATGCTCTCGAAAAGGAGTTGCAGGATAAGAAGTCAGAGTTGGCAAAGGTGGAAGCATCCATCGAGGACGCATCCAAAGCCATAACCGCTACCAACGAGAAGCGTTTAGACCTCGCCAAGAAACTTGCAGACCTCAGACAAGAAAAATTGTCTCTTGGATATACCATCAAGGGAAAGGTACAAGAGGGGTATCGCAAGGCACTCGAAACACAGAACAATCTCAAAGACGAAATCAAGAGATTGGAGCAATCGGCAAAGTCCCTATCAGTCAGCATCGAGAATGATGAGGAAAACTTGAAGAAGTGCCAAGAACTCAGAGAGAAACTTTTGAAAGAATGGCATGAGGTCAACGACCAAAAAATCAAGTTCAACGATGAGGATTTCATTTGCCCTACTTGCAAGAGACCTCTCGATGTGGATGACATCGAAGCCAAGCAAAAGGAGATGACAGAGAATTTCAATTCTCAGAAAGCATCCAAGTTGGAGGAAATCAACCGCAAGGGTAAACAAAACAAGGCAAAGATGGAAACCTATGATACTGCCATCGGTCAGAACAAAAAAGACCTCGACACCATCAACAAGAAGATTGAGGAAATCAAGGCATCCGATGATTACAAGGTCGTTTTGGTCGAACCAGATGCTACCGACACCATCAAGGCAGATGAGAAGTACATCGCACTATCCTCTGAGATTACAAAGATTGATGAGGAACTTGCAAAGCCTATCGACCGCCCGAACACTCTCGTATTGAAAGACAAGAAAGCATCCATACTTGCAGAGATTGACGGCATCAAGGAGAAACTCAATAGCCGTGAGACCGCCAAGCGCAACCAAGAGCGCATCAGCGAGTTGGAGACCAGACTTCGCACGTTATCCGATGAACTTGCCAACTATGAGAAAATGGAGTTTACCATCCAAAACTTCTCAAAAGCACGTATCGAAGCCGTGGAGCGCAAGATAAACGGAATGTTCAAACTCGTATCGTTCAAGATGTTCGACAAGCAAATCAACGGTGGAGAGGTTGAGACTTGTGAGGCGATGGTTTGCGGTGTTCCTTACTCTTCCCTCAACCACGCAATGAAGATTAACGCAGGACTCGACATCATCAATGCTATATGTAAGTTTGAGGGCATAACCGCACCGATATTCACGGATAATGCTGAGAGTATCAATGAACTTTTGCCTACGCAATCACAGATTATCCGATTAGTGGTTTCTGAGGATGACAAACTCACTATCAAAAAACAATAAAGTTACAATTATGAGCAATCAAGTAGCAACAACAAACCAAGAGACAGGCATCGCAAAGTTGAAAGCCACTCTCGCAGCTCCATCGGTACAGGAGCAGTTCAAGAACGCATTGGCAGACCACAAAGACCTCTTTGTTTCTTCCATCATCGACCTCTACAACGGTGACAAATCATTGCAGAGTTGCAATCCGAACGCAATCATCTGTGAAGCCCTCAAAGCGGCAGTCCTGCGATTGCCGATTAACAAGGCACTCGGTTTCGCCTATATCGTGGTATATAACAACTCGGTCAAGGGCGATGATGGCAAGTGGTACAAAGTGCCTACACCTACATTCATCCCAGGCTATAAGGGTTACATCCAACTTGCCATGCGCACAGGAATGTATAAGACCCTTAACGCTGATTTCGTCTATGAGGGGGAACTCAGAAAAGCCGACAAACTCACAGGCGCAATTGACTTCAACGGAGAGAAGAAATCTGACAAAATCATCGGTTACTTCTGCTATTTCGAGTTGTTGAACGGATTTAACAAGACCCTATACATCGGACTTGAAGACATGGCAGCGTATGCCAAGCGATACTCAAAGAGCATCCCGAAAGATACCACCGTTGCACAACTCATCGAGGTTGCCAAGAAGAACGAGGTTTCAAAGTCCGTTGGTTGGATGGGCAATTTCAACGACATGGCATTGAAGACCGTTATCCGCAGACTTCTATCAAAGTACGGTTATCTTTCAGTGGAGATGCAAGGTGCTTTGGCTGGAGACAACGAGGGAGATGAGTACGCAGACCGAAATCACATGATTTCAGAGGGAGCGAACAAGACCACCATCAACCTCGAAGATACCACCTATGAGGAAGTAGATAAGGAGACAGGCGAAATCATCAAAAAGGGAGCGGATGAGCCAAAGGATGACGGTCAGAACACAAGCAATGCTCCCGATTTCTAACATCATAATCAGAAAGGAAACAAGGCATGGTACTTAAATGTTTAGGTTCTTCATCATCGGGAAACTGCTATCTGTTGGAAGCAGAGAAAGAAACTCTCATCATTGAAGCAGGAGTTGACATGAGAGAAGTGAAAAAAGCTCTTGATTGGCAGATGAGCAAGGTTTGCGGATGCTTGATTTCGCATGAGCATAACGACCATGCCAAGTTTCTCTCTGAAATGACAAAGAACGGCATCAAGGTTCTCGCAATACCAGAAGTATTCGATGCAAAGAAAGTCAAAAATCGGGCGTTCTGCAAGGAGATTGAGCCGATGCACGGTTATAAGGTCGGTGGGTTCAAGGTCTTTGTTCTGAGAGTGGTTCACGATGTACCTTGTGTAGGTTTTATCATCGAGCATGAGGATATGGGACGATTGCTATTCATAACAGATACAATGATGTTGGAGTATAACATCCCGAACCTCGACCACATTATGATAGAAGCCAACTACTCGGATGAAATCCTACAAGACAACATCGAAAACGGCATCATGCCGCTATCCATGCGTGACAGACTTCTTCACTCCCACATGGAAATCAAGACAACTGAGGATGTTTTGAAGTCAACAGACCTACGGAATGTAAAGGAAGTGATTTTGTTGCATCTGAGCGCACGAAACTCGAACGCTGAACAATTCTCTCAATCAGTCCGCAAAGTCGCAGGAAAGCCCACATACGTGGCTAAATCGGGTCTAATATTGGATTTGTCATCTAACGAGTTTTGAACATGAATGAGATTTGCAGGAATTGCGATGATGAGCAAAATTTAGTGAACGGTGGCTATTGTTTGATACTCAAACATTACATCGAGTATCACCAGACACCACCATGTAACAAAACAGATAAAAGTGAATAATCATGGAAAAAGATATTATTGAAATCAAGAAGTCCGATTTGCAGGGCTTATTCAAAATCCTTACCAACTACCCACAAATCAGTAAGGAACAAGTGATAAACGAGATGACTAAGGCTTTCGGTGAGGAAGCATTGAAGTCACAGGACATCAAAGAACGCATCAAGACCTTTGAGGATGCGGTAAATGCCATCGGTGAAGACCATCCTCTCGTTGCTCAGTACAAGACGATAAACAGCGCATTCAAGGAAGCAGACAACAACTTGCACCTATTCGCCTATACTCGCCTTGCCATCATAGCAGAGGCATTAAACGAGGGATGGAGACCAGAGTACACAGAGGATGAATATCGCTATTATCCTTGGTTCGGTCTCTACACACAAGAAGAGTATGATGATATGGATGACGAAGATAAGGAATGTTGCCGTTTTGTCGGTCGCTCGTGTTACAATGCGAGTGCGTATGGCGGTCTCGTCTGTGCGAGTGCGCATAGCGGTTCTGCGTACTCGAATGCGAATATCGGCTCTCGGCTTGCCTTCAAGTCTCGTGAGTTGGCAATCTACTGCGGTAAGCAGTTCATCGAAATTTGGATAAATTATTTGTTTAAGTAAGCTTCATTATGGCAGGGTGGATAAAGATAAATCGTAAAATCATAGAGCATTGGCTTTGGCAGGATGCTGAGCGGCTGAAATGGTGGCTCGATTTGCTCTTCATGGCATCATGGGATGAAAGAAAGACTACCCATGATGCCCACCTCATCACCTTGCAAAGGGGGCAGATGGTAGCATCAATCGGGTATCTAAAAGACCGATGGGGAAAGAACCATCAAACCATTTTGAAGTTTCTCAAAACACTCGAAACAGAGGGAATGATTACAAGAAAGGTATTGTATAGGCAAACGGCTATCATAACTATCTGTAATTATGAGAGTTATCAAGCACCAGACTCTGATGAAGTGTATAGGCAAGTAGATAGCACCATGTATAGCATAAATGAAAAAAGTGGGGGTACTACAATGTATAGGCAAAAATCGGGGTCAAGTAATTGTAAATCAGACACATTAAGGCATACAGAAGAAAAAAAAGTGTATAGCATAGCGGACGGCATAGCGTATAGCATAGTAGCAACAAATAAAGAAAGTAAAGAATATAATAATAATATATCTTCTTCACTACGTTCAGAAGATTTGTCCGACAAAAAGTCGGACTCTCCAAAGAGTGAGATGGATTTGTCTAAGTTTGTTGTTTTTTGGAACTCGGAAATCGAGAAGCAAAAATCTACTATCCCGAAAATTCGCTCAATACAGGGTAAACGAAAAAATCATATACTCGCCCGATGCAGGGAACACGGAAAGGAAGCTATTGCCGAAATGGTCAGAAAGATGGCTCAGAGTGATTTCCTAAACGGCAATAATGACCGTGGATGGATAGCAAACTTCGACTGGGTATTTCTTCCTACCAACTTTCAAAAGGTGTTGGATGGAAATTACGATAATCATTCAAACAATAAACAAGACGATGGAATTTATCAACAAAGCGACAAAGTTCAACGTAAGCGTATTGAAACAAAATCTACTTCACCAGAGGATTACGAGGGAACGTTTTAAGTTTCCACTCACTGAGGAACAAGCAGAGGATGTTTTGATGGCAGCATATCAAGCAGAGGTCGAATTTAGGCACAGGGTCTTTGAGGATGATGAGCCGACAAAGGAAAACATCAAGAAGATTGCAAAGTACCTCACTAACGATAATCAGAAATTCGGCATGATGTTCCTTGGTCTCTGTGGAAATGGCAAAACCACGATGCTCTATGCCTTTCAGCAGTCTATCAATTATCTAAACCGCAAAAACCTCTTTGAGGATGCGAGCAAGGTAGGAATACAAATCATAGATGCAAAGGATGTCGCAGCGATGGCAAAGGACATCAAGGAGTTTCGGACTCTCAAAAACAGAGATATGCTCGCTATCGAGGATATGGGGCGAGAGCCTACTGAGGTATTGGATTACGGAAATATCCTAAATCCTGTTATCGACCTCATAGAATACCGATATGATGCTCAGTTGTTCACGGTCATCACCACAAACCTCAACAAAAAGGAAATCAGAGCCAAGTATGGGGCAAGGGTCGCAGACCGATTTAATGAAATGCTGGAGTGCATAGTGTTTAAAAACGAGACATACCGAAAATAAGTGCTTATCACGCATTATTTTCTTTCAAATGAATAGTTCTTCATCTTTTGGGAGAAAATGCGAGAAATCGCACGAAAAGCGGCAAATTTCAAATAATTCAACGCAACAATGAAAACAAGAAATCAAGAAAAAACTAAGAAATGCGAGATTTGCGGTCAAGAACTGCCTATCTCGGAGTTCTCAAAGAGTTACAGAAACCGATGCAAGGCTTGTGTGGCTGAGCAAGTGAGAGAACAACGTAAGAACGGCAAGATGGCAACATCATCCGTGGATTGGGAACAAAGAGAGTTTGACACTGCCAAGGAACTTTTCATCTCGCAAATGAATAATAGCAGACTCCCAAATGCGAGTATGGATATAGATGTCATTCAACGTAGTTATGCTGCAAAAGCTATCAAGGCAGCGAGAAACTTCATAGAGGTTTGCAAGGAAGGAGGCGAAAAATGAAAATCTTTGGAGGCTGCTTTCTGAAAAAGCATGAATAGCAATTCTTTCTTCTTCCTGCTTTGGGAGCAGATAGACATGGAAATCGTATAACAATCGGTTTTATATGGTTGGTATTCTCCATCTATATCCGAATTGATGCAGGAAAGAAAGGAGGTCAAGGATGAAAGTATTTGTCTTTGACATCATGCTCAAAGGTCGATTTGTGTGTACGTTGAGATACAAGTATTGCCCATTGTTCCCCATTGATTTTGAGGAACTGACAAAGTTCATTTTGAGCAAGAGACCGACATTAAGAAACAAACCCTATAATATCGCATTCTAAGATGGAAACAACGGATAAAGAATTTGAGAGTATTAAGAGTAAGATTTTGAAACTCAAAGCACTTGCAGAACGTGGCGAGAGAGGTGAAGCCATCAACGCCCAGAGACTTCTTGATAAGTTACTCAGACAATACGGAATAACTCTCGAAGATGTCATTGAGAATACTGAGGAAAAGAAATGGTATAAGTTCGCTTGTCGTAAGAAATACGAGCAGAAACTACTCCATCAATGCTATTTCAAGGTACTCAATAAGAGTGAGGTCAATTATAGCAAGGGCACTGGCAGCATATATTATCAACTGACCGCCTATGAGTTTGCGGAGTTGTCAAACTTATACGATTGGCACAAAGCCCAACTCAACAAGGAGATAAACAGGATGATAGATGATTTCACCTCAGCCTACATCATTAAGCACCGTATTACATCGGATGATAGCGGCAGCAGCTCTGATGACGATGAGGACAAACCTCTGACAAAGGAGGATTTGGAGAGAATTTCGAGAATTACGAAACTGATGTATCAAGTCGAAGACACATCATATTGCAAAATGTTAGAACAGAAATAAATACAAATGGATAAGTTAGACGAATATTACAAGTTCCTCGCTGAGAAGCAGACAGCGGTACATGATAGCGGTTTTGAGATTGCAGATGAAGACCTCAACCCTAAGTTGTTCACGTTTCAGAGATATTGCGTGAAGAGAGCATTAAAGACAGGTCGATTTGCAATGTTTGAGGATTGCGGATTGGGAAAGACCTTTCAGCAGTTGGAATGGGCTTACCAAGTGCAGAAGCACATCAATCGCCCTGTTTTGATACTCGCTCCTTTGGGAGTCATCGGTCAGACCATCAAGGAGGGTGAGCATTTCGGGTATGAGGTCAAGGAAATCGGTCTTACCGTATTCGACCAAGACTTGAAAGCAGGCATCTACATCACAAACTACGACAACATGGAGAATATTGATGCTTACCTCTTCGGGGGGGTCGTTCTCGATGAGAGTTCAATACTAAAGAACTTTGCAGGAAAGACCAGAACCGCCCTCATAGAGGATTTCAAAGATACTCCTTACAAGTTGTGTTGTACCGCCACCCCATCGCCAAATGACACAACGGAGCTTTGCAACCATGCGGAGTTTTTGAACGTAATGACCAGAAACGAAATGCTTGCGATGTACTTTGTGCATGATGGTGGTTCTACATCCGATTGGAGATTGAAAGGTCATGCTCAGCAGGATTTTTGGGATTTCGTTTCTACTTGGGCGGTCATGCTCAGTAAGCCGTCCGACATCGGATTTGATGATGACGGTTACAACCTACCACCGATGAATGTGATTGAGGATTATATCGTGACAGAGAAAAAGGACAATGGCGCATTGTTCAACGAGATGGCGGTTTCTGCCACTGACTACCACAAGGAACTGCGCAGAACCATCAAGCAAAGACTTTCAAGAGTTGCCGAAATAGTGAATAACTCAAAGGAGAATTGGCTTATATGGATTGGGCAGGATGAAGAGGGCAAGGTGTTACGAGACCTCATCCCCGATGCCGTGGAGGTAAAGGGAAGCGACAATAAGCAATACAAGAAAGACAAGTTGCTTAGATTTGCAAAGGGAGAGTTTCGTGTTCTCGTTACGAAACTAAAGATTGCATCATTCGGCTTGAACTATCAGAATTGCCGTAACCAGATGTTTGCATCCCTCGATTTCTCATTTGAGGCGACATATCAAGGCATCCGCCGCTCATATCGTTTCGGTCAGCAGAGAGAGGTAAACATCCACCTCATCACTCTCGACACCATGCAGAACGTGAAATCATCCTTTGAGGAAAAGCAAAAGTCATTCCTCAATATGCAGAAGTCAATGACGGAAGCAATGAACAGAAACATCAATAATCAGATAAAACTAAAGAAAATGGAAATAGATAAGTTATATCAGTCCAAGAATTGCGACATTCGCCTTGGCGATTGTGTGCAGCTCATTCAGAACGTACCAGATGAGAGCATCGGTTTCTCTATATTCTCACCACCATTCGCAGAACTTTACACCTACTCTGACAAGTTGGAGGATATGGGCAATTCCAAGGATTATAAGGAGTTTTTCACCGCTTTCAAGTTCCTTGTCAAGGAGTTGTACCGTGTAATGTGGAGCGGTCGAAACGTGGCAGTACATTGTATGGACTTGCCTATCCAAAAGGGCAAGGAGGGATATATCGGTCTTCGTGATTTTTCGGGGATGATACTTGAAGCGTTCCAAGAGGTAGGCTTTGTTTACCATTCAAGAGTGACCATTTGGAAGAACCCTGTAACAGAGATGCAGCGTACAAAGGCACTCGGATTGCTTCATAAGCAGGTGAAGAAAGATGCAGCCATGAGCCGTGTGGGCATCCCAGATTACTTGATGGTATTTCGTAAGGAGGGCGAGCATGAGCATCCTGTGCATTGTGATATATCGGTCGATACTTGGCAGAAGTACGCATCGCCTGTTTGGATGGATATAGACTACTCAAAGACATTGAACGGTGTCAAGGGCAGAGATGCAAACGATGAGAAGCACATTTGCCCTCTCCAACTTGAAACCATCGAGCGAGCAATCACTCTGTGGAGCAATGAGGGCGATAAGGTACTGACCCCATTCCTCGGTATCGGTTCGGAGGTGTACCAAGCAATCAAGATGAGACGTTTCGGCATCGGGTTCGAGTTGAAAGAGAGTTATTTCAATGAAGCCATCAAGAACTGCAAGAATATCGAGCTTGAGGTGAACACTCCATCACTATTTGCGGTGTAATGGCAAGGTTCGCACTAAGGAAGCAAGAAAAGATAAAGTCGGCTTTCGGGGAGGAACGGTTAAAACTACTGCTTGAAGCATTGGGAGATTGTTTCTCTCGACCAGCCGAAGAACTGAAAATAACCGATGGCAAGCCTTATCCTACGTTGGATGTAGGCTTTGCCACGGTCTATGTAACTCGTAAGTTCTATGATGTTTATCATCTTGCGTTAAAGGATTTCAACAACAAAACATAATAATTATGAACAATCAACAGATTTCACAACTAAAGAGAATGCTCAAAAAGTATGGCATCAAGAATGCTGAGAGCATCGTTAGAGGGGCGATTGAGTTCAATTACAATCGTTTCTTGGAGTTGGCAGAACCTATCTACGTGGTATCACGTATTCAATCATGCTATTCCAACGAGAGAGAGGTTTCCATGCTGGATAGAGCTAATTTGGAATGGGTCGGCATTGTGGTAGATAGTGGATGGTGTACCGCCTTACTTCCATTCATCGAGAAGTACGGTGCTGCCATCACTAAGAAAGCCATACAATACCTCATCGAAAACAAGATGTGGGATGCTTACGATGGCAAGACCGCCCTCAAAACAAAGGGAGCGAACCATTACAAGGGCTTTGAGGATATTCATGCGGCAGCGGAATATGTCAAGGAACTCGAACCATCAAAGGAAGATGAGAATGAAACGGCAGAAGTTTCTGACAAAGATACCAATACCGAAAAGGCATCCGATGATGTGAGTGACTTGTCAGAGAAAGCCTTTGAAGCATCTGAGACCATCAAGAAGACTTTGACGGATGCAATCGGTCATTTCGACATCATCAATGAGTTTATTGTTATGCGATGCAATACTACCAAAGTGGAGAAAGAACTTGAAGCTTTGAGTAAGACCATTGAAAGCAAGGATGCTGAAATCAAGGGGTTGCAGGATATGGTCGCATCACGAAATGATGAGGTTTCAGAACTCAGAGAGACCAACGAGAAACTAAACAAAGACCTATACGAACAGATGGAGAAGTGCGATAACTTCGAGAAACAACTATCTGATTTGTTGGAAGCAGCAAAAACTCCTGTTAAGAAAGTTGTACCAGAGTCAGGTTTGCGCCAACTTCCACTTGTGGGCGATAAGATGCTGAGAGGTTTGATACCGTTCCTCGAAAAGTACAACATCGTAATCGACCCTAACCGATGATGAGTATCAGAGTTATCATAAGTAAATATTATAGCCCCATTATCATGGGATGTTGGGGCTATATAAAAATGTAATAATTGTGGAATAATGGATAAACAAATAATAATTAGCGTGGATGAGTATAATAAACTCATTGACGAACACACTAAAAGAGAGGAACTTCCCGAAAAAATAGACGTAAGGAAAATTTCATCTAAGTGGTTTAATTGGCTCAAACGAGTATCTTACTCTCTCCTACACTATAATAAAAACATCGAGCAGCAGAAACTAATCAAGCGTTGTATTGAAGAAACTGCAAGTGAGATACGAGCTAATCTCTATGGATATTGGAGAGGTGATTTGTCGGATTACTTTAAGGATGGTAATTTTGACTACACACTAAGACGTTATAAAGAAGATGCCTACCGTCATGTTATGGAATGGTTAGAAAATAAGTAGCTTATGAAGTTGAATTTTGAGAAGATGAGTCAGAGGGAGTCGAAACTTGCATTGCATGGTATTGTTGCATTACGAAAGGCTGCTGAAGCTCTTTTATCAGAGGATTACGATAAGAGTGACAAACTAATGCAAGAAAGTGACAGATACTATAAAGAACTGCAAAAGAAAGTATTGACACTTCACATTGCAGAGCCTTGGTATTCAATGATAGCCAACGGCACGAAAGATGAAGAGTATCGGTCGATAAAACCACACTGGATAGCAAGACTTATAGAAAATCCATCTGCTTTCTATCTAAAAATAGCAGAGGGTAAGGAACTTGACGTAAAGCCTTTCACTCATGCTATTATAGTAAACGGCTATCCAAAGGGAAATATCCCTAATATTGAAAAAGAAATCGAGAGTATCACCATTGGGAAGCCTAAGAAAGGACTTTGCCCAGATGAATTTCTCGAAAAGGATTATTTCATCATAAAATTCAAGTGATATGGAGTTCAACAATGAAGAAAGGGGATTGTTGGTCAGCGGTCTTCTTGCATTGCAGGATGTAGCGGACAAATCCAAGAGTTCAGACACTGAGAAACAAAAGATAGGCTCTGAGATAATGAGTTTGATTAACAAGATAAATGGTAAGCAATGAAAAAGATAAATTGGTTTTACGTGTTCCTTATCGGTTATAGCATGTTTGCAGCCATAACATCGGTATGGGAGCATGACAAGCGAGAGATATTCCACTATGCCATGTTTGCCCTATTGTGGTATTTGCTCTATAAGGCAGAAATAAAGAATAAGGATTTGAGAGAGAATATAGATTTTCTACTCGACCATAAGATAAATATCAAAACAACATACATCAACGCAACGAACAATGAGCAGCAGGAAGAAAAGAAATCACCCGATACCCATGCAGGGGGAAGTGATAGAGATAACGGCTCGCAAATGTAGCGAGAAGCAATCTCCATTGATTGAGGTTGGAAAGTCCTACATCTGCAAGGGAGTGTCAAGTCTAAAGGATGGTACTACCGTTATAGAGGTAGCCCATCCAACAAAGAAGAAACAAACTCTCAGAGTGAATGCTATTCGCTTCGATTGGCAGATACTGACGGATGAGATGAAGTTTGAGAGAGAGTTTCGTGAGAGCGTGAAGAAAGACACTGAGAGAATGATGAAATCCTTTACACAAAGGGAGCATATTCAGATGGCTTTCATCCCTCTCATCTTTGCGGACATCGCCTTTCACTATGCCGACAAGTGCAGGAGATATGCGGCAGACCATCGTATCGAAATCCTCAAAAAACTTGGCAGGGCTTATGATGAGGTAAAGCACAACTACTTCGAGCAAATAAACAAAGACCTTGACATGAAGCACCAGAAGCAAGTGGAGTCAGAGATGGGGCGGTTTATGGAAGAATACCAAAAGGACTTTACTATCCTGTGGTTCTCTGTAAATGCTGAGTTCAAGAGAAAAATGCCCGATTACCCATATTCAGACATGAGAACGGATGCCATCTGTGGAATGTTGATGATTGATTTGTTGTATCAGAACAATTCCCACATGGATGAGGTCATTGCAGAGAGGCTTGGGGAGAAGCGGCAAAGCATCCATGACCCGAAACTTGATGCCTTGCGTTCCATCCTCGATGCTTATGCAGGAGAGGTCGGGCAATTCGACTACAAGGATAATAACGTTGAACTCGCAAAGAATATCATATTACGTAGAGTAAATGAGATAGAGTTTAATATAAATAACGATTAAAAAATATTTATTATGCAACATTACATTGAATGCAAAGTCCGCTATCAGAAGACGATGGAGGATGGAAGTGAGAAGATGGTGAATGAGCCTTACTTGGTGGATGCCATGAGCTTCACTGAGGCTGAGAAGCGTATCACAGAAGAAATGTCCGTTTACATCTCTGGAGAGTTCAGAGTGGATGCAGTCAAGAAAAGTAACGCATCTGAGGTCATATTCAGCGATGTGGATGATGATGACAAGTGGTATAAGGCAAAACTCCAATTCATCACCATTGATGAGAAGACGGACAAGGAGAAACGTTCAAACACTACCTATCTCGTTCAGTCGAAATCCCTTGCGAGAGCATTGCGATATATTGGTGACTTCATGGGAAAGACCATGATAGATTATGATGTCATCGGTATCAACGAGACAAAGATAATGGATGTTTTCAAGTACGAACCTAAGACCAAGGAGGATGAGGATGGAAACAAAGAAGCCTAAGAATATCACGGTTGACTTGTCAGAGTTCAAGCCAACGATAATCGAAAGAGCGGTATCTCTTGAAATCGCCCATTCCTTTGAGCCTATAATCGACCCAAATGAGCCGATTACCACGATGATGGCGGTATCAAATGCCTTTTTATCTGGAATAGCCTTTGCAAGAAGAGGTATGTCCAAGGAAGAGGAAAACGACCTCAGAAAGGTTCTCGCTGAAAGTATCGAGCGTATCGAGAACAACGACAAACAAGAGATGCGGCAACATGGAGCATAGAGCGTTCTTCGATAAGGTCTCTTTGATGCGTAAGAAGCAAAAGGAGTATTTCAAGACCAGAAGCAAGGCGGCACTCGAAGCAAGCAAGGCACTTGAAAGGGAGATTGACAATGAGATTGAGAGGGTGAACAAAATCATCGGTATCAACCAATCACAACAAGAACCCATACAAGGAAATCTCTTCAACAACGCATCAAAATGAGTTTGGGCGATAAACTATAAGCCGAAAGGCAGAGAATGCGAGATATGGCGGTTTCTGTGCGAAATTCGTTATCTCTTCTAACTCTATCTATATTCTACACGATAGAATGATATAGTATATATATTATATAAACGAATATTTTACAAAATACATAGTACGCAATATGGCATCATTAAACCAAGCGACAATTATCGGTTTTTTGGGAGATAACCCGAAAATCAACACTACCCAAAGCGGTAGGAAGATGGCGAGCTTTTCAGTAGCCACGACCGAAAAGGGGTATCAAAAGAGAGATGGCACGGTCATACAGGACAAAACCGAATGGCATAACGTTGTCATTTGGGGAAGTCTCGCAGAGATAGCGGAGAAATATCTCCATCGTGGTAGTTCCGTGTTCGTTCAAGGAAAGATAAGGACAAGAGCCTATGATGACAAGAACGGAGTCAAGAAGTACATCACGGAGATAGATGCGGACACGTTGCAGATGCTCGACCGAAAGCCGAATGACCAGCAACAGAGCCAAAACTATAACAATAACGCTCCATATCCACCACAACCGCAACCATCATCACAACAAAAGAATGATGACGATTTGCCATTCTAACAGATAGAGACTATGAGACATCTCGAAAGTCAGATACAAATCGGGTGTGTTCAGTGGTTTCGTCTCGCCTATCCCCAACTTGCGATATTGCTCTTTGCCGTTCCGAATGGTGGAGCAAGAAAGCGAGTTGAGGGGGCGATTATGAAAGCAGAGGGAACACAAAAGGGAGTGGCGGATTTGTTGCTCCTATTCCCATCGAAATCTTATCACGGTCTATGTATCGAAATGAAGACCACAACAGGTAAGCAGCAGCCATCACAAAAGATATGGCAGAGAAAAGCCGAATGGGCAGGATATAAATACGTGATTTGTCGGTCTTTTGATGATTTTAAGTCAGAAATCGAGCAATATTTGCATGAAAATGGCTAATTATCATTAAAATAGTGCTTATTACGCACTTCTTTTATTATCTTTGCGACTGAAATTATAATTTTAGTACGTATTAGGATGAAAAAAGAAATTGCGCAAATAGAACCGAATATCGTAAATTTTACGGTATTGCCACTTGATATACTGGAACTCAATGAGGGTCAGTTAGAGGGATTGCCGTCTAATCCTCGTGAGATTGAGGATAGGAAATTCGACCTACTCAAAGAGAATATCAAGAAATATCCTCAGTTCCTCCAATATAATATGCTTAAAGTATATAAATATTATAATAATATAGAGAATACCGATAAGTATATTATAATTGGGGGAAATATGCGTTTTAGGGCTATGAAGTCACTTGATTTCAAGTCCGCTCCTTGCGCAATCATTTCACCAGACACAACAATCGAAGAACTAAAGGCATACACCATCCTCGATAATAACTCATTCGGTCGTTACGAATGGGCGGCACTCGCTAATGAGTGGGATGAAGCCCAACTAACGGATTGGGGTACAGACCTACCAATTATGGAGAGTGAGATAAATGTCGATGAGTTTTTTGACAACCTCGATGATGACGAAACCAAGGACAACAAGGCGAAAATCATTGTCAAGCTCCCCTCAGACCTTGAAAACGACAAGGAAGAGATAAAACATATCATTGAGTCGGCACTCTCTGATTATTCGGGTATCACCATTAAATAACATTGTAGCCTTATGAAAGTATATGAAGCATCCCCGAAGTCAAGGGGTGAGGTCGTGGAAGTAATGAGGTCTTTCATTGATGGAGATGGGAAGTCTGAAACTTTCTTTGAGGGCGATATGCGCAATCTCAATATACTCGAAAGTTTCTATTACCTACGAAAGCATGAGAACTTCATGGATTTGGTAGGTCATTTCGGCTCGTTCCTCTTGGATAGTGGCGCATATACATTCATGGCAGGTTCTCACAAGGGGGCGATTGATTGGGATGAGTATGTGGAGAGTTATGCCAAATTCATCAACAAGTACGATGTGAGATTATTCTTTGAGTTGGATATTGATAGCGTTGTAGGACTTGAAGAAGTTGAAAGACTGAGGGCAAAACTCGAAGCCATGACCAACAAGAAGCCTATACCTGTATGGCACAAGAACAGAGGAAAGGAATATTTCATCAAGATGTGTGAGGAATATCCATACGTGGCTCTTGGTGGAATTGTGACAAAAGAGATACCACGAAAGAAGTATGAGTCCGCTTTTCCTTGGTTTATCAATACCGCACATGAGCATGGGGCGAAAATTCATGGTTTGGGATATACCAACATCGCAAACTTGAAAAAGTATCATTTCGACTCGGTGGATAGCACCGCCTGGCTTTGCGGTAACAGAGGGGGCTACCTCTACAAGTTCAACCCATCAACCGAAAAGATGGAACAGATAACAAAAGAGGGATGCAGGCTAAAGCCAAGAGAGGGAACGGTCAACAACTTCAATGAGTGGGTTAAGTTCAGTATGTACGCTGACATGAAACTCTAAAAGTCGTATTATTCGTATTTTCACATATAAAAGCAAGAAACATGAAAAAGTCAATGATTATTCTGAGTGGGGGCATGGATAGTGTTACCCTACTCTATGATTATGAAGAGGAGATTGCCTTGGCGGTTACATTCGACTATGGCAGTAACCACAACAAGCGAGAGGAAGAGTTTGCGAAATACCATTGTGAGAAACTTGGCATTGAGCATATAACCATCCCTCTCACATTCATTCACGATTATTTCAAGTCCTCATTGTTGGAGGGCGCATCCGCTATCCCAGATGGTCACTATGAGGATGAGACCATGAAATCTACGGTCGTACCATTCCGAAACGGCATCATGTTGTCTATTGCGTGTGGTATTGCTGAGAGTCGTGGATTTGAAACGGTATTCATCGCCAACCATTTCGGAGACCATGCCATTTATCCAGATTGTCGTAAGGGCTTCATTGATGCAATGTCAGAAGCTATGAGATTGGGAACTTACAAAGGCATTCTCATAGATGCACCATACACCTCACTCACAAAGACGGACATCGCAAAGATTGGCAAGTCTCTCGGTATTGACTATTCCAAGACATACTCTTGCTATAAGGGCGGTGAGAAACATTGTGGTAAGTGTGGCACTTGTGTAGAGCGAAAAGAGGCTTTGCGTGATGCTGGCATCGAAGACCCAACAGAGTATGAGGAATAATATTCATTCACGATTATAAATTCATATAGTATGTATTACGTAGCAAAAACGATGGAGGTTGCAGGTTGCCACAAACTCGAACTCTCCTATGATAGCAAGTGTAAGAAATTGCACGGTCATAATTGGATTATCACGGTCTATTGCAAGGCTAAGAAACTCAATAAGGATGGTATGGTCTTCGACTTCAAACACGTAAAGGACAAGATACATGGCTATCTCGACCACGGCAATTTTAATGAGTTGTTGCCATTCAATCCTACCGCTGAGAATATCGCAAAGTGGTGTACTGAGCAAATCCCAGAGTGTTACAAGGCGAGAGTGCAGGAGTCAGAGGGCAATGTTGCGGTTTTCGTCAAGGATAAGGAGTAAGCCGATGAGAGTAAACGAAATTTTCTACTCTTTGCAAGGTGAGGGCGCATATACAGGAACGCCCTCTATATTCATCCGTCTTGCAGGATGCAATCTGAGGTGTCCGTTTTGCGATACCAAGCATGAGCCTTATAAAGTCCTAACTAAAGAGGAAATAATGGCTCAAATCGCAAATTTCACGGCAAAGCATATAGTCTTTACAGGTGGTGAGCCATCTTTGCAACTGACTGCGGAGATATGTCATTATTTCAAGGTGAATGGTTATACCATCCAAGTAGAGACCAACGGCACGATGAAACTTCCTCATAATTGTGTCGATTGGGTAACGTGCAGCCCTAAGACTGACTATTGCAAGAAAGCTGAAATCAAGCAAGAGAAGATTGATGAGGTGAAAGTGGTATTTGATGGAAAGATTGATGTTAGCAAATATCTCGACATCAAAGCCTATTATTATAGTCTGCAACCATGTGATACAGGAAACGATGAGAAGAACAAGGAGATTATCAAGCAATGTATCGATTACATCCTCTATCATCCGAAATGGCATCTCTCTTTGCAGACTCAGAAAATACTAAATGTGAGATAACATGAAAAGAGACATATCAAGGGAAGAAGCGGAAAAAGCTATCAAAACCCTATTATCATACATCGGGGAAAATCCTGACCGTGAGGGTCTGAAAGAGACTCCAGACCGCATCATCAGAATGTGGGATGAGATATTCCGTGGATATGACCCGAACAAGAAACCAAAGATAACGACTTTCGGAAATGAGGACAATTCTACGGATATGGTCTTTGATAGTGGCGATTACTATTCCATGTGCGAGCATCATGTATTGCCGTTCTTTGGAAAGTATTACTTTGCCTACATCCCATCTCCCGATGGTCGTATTCTTGGCATATCCAAGGTTGCAAGAGTTGTCGGGTATTGTGCAGCCAAATTGCAGTTGCAGGAAAGACTCGCCATCGACATTGTTAAAACGTTGGATGATGCACTCGGTGGAACGGCTCTCGGCTTTGCCATCGTTATGAAAGGTCAGCACCTTTGCAAGACGATGAGAGGTGTGAGGAACAACGGAAAGATGACCGTTTCCCATTTTACAGGGTTATTCAAGGATGACCCCGATAAGCGTAATGAGTTCTATAAACTAATAGATTTACAGAATGAGTAAGTATAGTACATCGAAATTGGCTGAAATTGAGGATTGGATTTCAGAACACGGACTAATTGAGTATGGAGGTGCAAAGTTGAAAGACTTTTGCAAGGAGATGGGTATCAACGATAAGACCTATCGGAATTGGCTCAAAAAGGAAGATTTCAAGGAAACTATCAAACGTGGGCGAGAGGTCTTCAAGACCAATCTAACCCATGACCTCGCCGCATCTCTTGCAATGGTGGCAAAAGGCTATGAACGTGAGGAGACCGAAACGGAATACAAACCGAATGCGAGTAATCCAAACTTGCCACACATCACCAAGATGAAGAAGAAAAAGGTCTATTTCCAGCCAAATGTAGGTGCTGCCATCTTCTTACTCACAAACCTCGACCCCGAACATTATCAGCAGAGACAACGCATTGACAATGTTCTAAAGAAAGACGATAAGGATATGACGCTTGACGAAATCAATGCAGAAATCGAGCGTCTTGAAAAGTTGGATAAACAGGAAGAAACATGAAATCATCAGTAATCGAGAATAGAAAGAAATTGATGAGATTGAGGCAGGAAAAGCTACGGCTCGAAGCTCCAATCTCTTTTTCGCATTTCCTCGGTTACTCAAACCCGAAGTATGAATTGGAGTGGTTTCATAAGTTGGTTGCTGACCACTGCCAAATGCTCTATGAGGGTAAGATTAAGAACTTGATGGTATTCATGCCACCTCAGCATGGAAAGTCCGAAATCATCTCTCGTAACTTCCCTGCGTGGGTATTGGGCAAGAACCCAGACATGAAAATTGTCGGTAGTTCCTATTCGTCAGACCTTGCGGAACAATTCTCTCGCTCCATCCAAAGGACTATTGATAGTAAGGAGTATCAATCAATATTCCCAGACACATACCTCAATGGAACAAGTCAGAGGGATAGCGTTAAGGGAGTGTTGCGTAACGTGGATATGTTTGAGACCGTAGGACACCGTGGCTTTTACAAGGCGGTAGGTGTGGGCGGCTCTCTTACGGGTACTCCTGTTGACATTGCCATCATTGATGACCCTGTAAAGGATGCGAATGAAGCCAACTCGGTAACGTACCGTCAAAAGGTTTGGGATTGGTATAATACCGTTCTGACAACTCGACTCCATAACCATTCACGGCAATTATTCATTATGACCCGATGGCATGAGGATGATTTGGCAGGTCGTATTCTGAAAGCCGAACCCGATGAATGGACGGTACTTGCCATTCCTGCCATTTGCGAGATAGAGCATGATGGAGGATTGAGCAAGAGACACGTAGGCGATGCGTTATGGTCTTCCCACCACTCAATCGAAAAACTCTTGAAACAGAAAGCGAGAGCCCCAAGGGAATTTAACGCCCTCTATCAGCAGCATCCAACCGTTGAGGGAGGTAACATCGTTAAGCGTGATTGGTTCAGAAAAATATCAATGGCAGAGTTTACGGCATTGCGATATAACGAGCCTATGCACTTCTATCTCGATACGGCATACAACAAGAAGAAAAAGGGTCAAGATAACGACCCGAGCGGCATTTTGGCGGCTTGCAGGATAAGGAACTACATCTATCTGTATGATGCACAACAGATGTATAAGGAAATGCCCGAACTCCTGCGCTTCTTGCCTAACTATATGGATGCACATGAGGGTAATTCTGAAAGTAAACTCAATATTGAGCCAAAGGCGAATGGTATAAGCGTAGTCCAGATGTTGAGGGCTATTACTACCCTAAATGTCAAGGAGACACCGACACCAACCGATGATAAGGAAGTTAGATTGAGGGCAGTTTCCCCTCGCATTGAGTGTGGTAGGGTCTTTCTCGTTGAGGGGTCTTGGAATGAGGACTTTTTGGATGAGGTGTGCGGTTTCCCTACGCAACCGCATGATGAGTTTGTGGATATTCTCGGATATGCCATTAACGACCTCTATGAAGATGACGATGATATTGATTATGATAGCTTGAACAAGGCTTCATTTGGTTTGTAACAATTAAAAAAGTAACAATATGGTTTTATTCGATTTATTCAGAAACTACATCAATCAGCTCACAGGAACTAATCAGCAGTTCGAGCAGTTGTTGGCGGCAAAGGACATTTCAAGGGTCAAGGACAAGATGATTTCCAACCAAGAGAAAGCCCTTGCAGCCCTCAAAGAGTATGATACGTTCTCGCATGAGATAATGAAGCGAGAACCTAAGATTATCACGGACAAAAAGGGCAATTTTGTGAAGAAAGAAGAGGTTTGGAAACTTCCTATTCCATACCCTATCTACATCAATGAGATTGCGCTCGTTTTCCTTTATGGCAGACCTGTAAAATGGACTCAGCTATCAGAGGGAACGGATGAAGCCTTTGAGAAGTTCCAAGACGTAATCAAGCGCACTCGTTTCAACTCCAAGATAAGACAATGCAAACGTATTGCTGGCTCAGAGACTGAAAGCGCAATGTTATTCCGTGTATTCAGAGATGATGACGGAAAACCAGACGTGCAAATCAAGGTACTTGCCAAGAGTAAGGGAGATGAGATTTACACTCGTTTCGACCAATACGATAACCTCATATCCGTGGCTTGGGGCTATTATACCAAGGATGTAGATGATAGGTTACTCTACCACTTTGATGTATATACCAAGGATGTAATATACAGATGCACCAAGCAAGCAATCGGATGGGAGGTCGTGGAAGAAACGAACTTTATCAGCAAAATCCCTATTATCCTCTTCCAACAAGAAAAGGAGTGGCACGGAGCGGAACACCTCATCCATCGTGAGGAATATATCGCATCCAAGACGGCAGATACCAACGATTACTTTGCAGACCCTATCGCCCTTATGTCTGCGGACATCATCAAGAATATGCCCGAAAAGAAAGAGGCTGCAAAACTCCTTATCACCAACGACAAGGACGGAGTGGATAAGGCGGCAAAATATCTCACATGGGATAATGCACCACAATCCAAAAAGGATGAAGTGGAATGGTTGCAGGATAAAATCCTATCCATGACCTTTACCCCAAAGATTTCTCTCGATACGCTGAAATCCCTCTCCAACCTATCGGCAAAGGCTTTGCGTACCGTGATGCTATTGGCAGACATCAAGGCATCCAAACACAAGGAGACACATGAGGAACTACTCGACCGCACGGCATCCCTCATTACCGCCATCATCGGAAACGTTCTCGAAGTGAGGTTGCACTCACAATGCGAAGAGTTGAAAGTGGGTCACGAATTTCAAGAGCCATTTGGTGATGATATTGCCGATGACCTCGACAACATAACAAAGGCGATTGATGCAGGCATCCTCTCAACAGAAACAGGAGTTGAACTTAATCCGCTCATCAAGGACTCTCACAGAGAAAATGAGAGACTTGATAAGGAGAAAGAGGATAAACTCAAACAGCAACAAGATATATTTGGCGGTCTTGATGGCATCGGGGCGCAATCATTTGGAGATGGTAGCGATGATGATGACGATGAGGGCGATGACCCAGACAACAAGAAAGACCCAAAGAAGAAAGACGATAAAAAACAAAAGAAATCAGCATAATAGCCTATGGCTTCATCAAACACGAATGACTCAAAAGCGGCTACCCTCGCCCGAATACAAAGGACTGAGGTCTATGCAGAGGGTGTAAGAAGAGCGTTTGCCAAGACGGTAAATGCCATTCTTGCACTCAATAAAACCATGCCTACACTTGATGAGGGTGAGATGTATTCTTTCGATGCACAAAAGGAAAGTATGCAGAAAAAGGTCGAAGCGTTACTCAGACAACTTCACTCGGTCGTAACAACTGCCATCAAGAGGGGTATCGTTCTCGAATGGGATAAGGCGAATGAGGAATGTGATAAGTTGGTACAATCATGTTTCGGCAAAGAGGTACTTTCATCATCGGCTTTCACGGCATGGACTAACAGAAACGAGAATGCCCAGCAATCTTTCATCAACCGTGCGGAAAAGGGATTGAACCTCTCTCAAAGGGTATGGCAGAACGTTCAGCAACTTCGTGATGAGATGGAGGTGGCGATGACCGTTGCCATCGGTGAGGGCAATTCTGCCGCTTCCATGTCTCGCAAGGTTCGCCAATATCTGAATGACCCAGATTTGATGTTCAGACGTTTTCGATATAAGGATGAAAACGGTGAATGGCAAAGGAAATGGAAGAAGCGTATCAAGGATGAAGCCACAGGAAAATATAAATGGATAGACTACGATAAGGATAGTTACAAGGTAGGTGCAGGAGTATATAAGTCTTCTGCCAAGAATGCTATGCGTGTGACCCGAACAGAGACCAATATAGCCTATCGTAGGGCAGACCATGAAAGATGGTCTCAAATGGACTTTGTTCTCGGTCAGAGAGTGAATTTGTCTCGTAGTCATCCAAAGAAAGATATTTGTGATAAGTTGGCAGGGGATTATCCAAAGGATTTTGTATTCGATGGATGGCATCCTCAATGTTTCTGTTATGTTACCCCTATCACTCTCCCACCAGAGGAAACCGCCCATCTAACAAAGATGATGCTCAATGGTGAGGATTGGCGAAAGGAACTCAAAAGACTTGTCAGAGGGCGAGAAATCAAGTCCTATCCCGACAATTTCAAGGAATGGGTGAATGACAATGCCGATAAGATTGCGGCATCCAAGGCGAGAGGAACAGAACCGTACTTCATCAAGAACAATGCCAAGGCGATTGATAAGATACTCAATCCAGAGCAAACACCATCCATCGAAGAGATTGCAACCAAGAGACATGAGGAACGTACACCCGAAAAGGAGCAAGAACTTCGTGAGTATTGGAGTAAGAAAGTGGCAGAGGGTGAGGAACGCAGGAAGAAGCAATCAATATTGGATAAGGCAGCGGAACGTCATGCAGCCCGAACACCCGAACAGATTGCGGAAATCCAACAGAGAGCGGCAGAGAGACAAAAACGTATCTCTAAAGAAAAGGCTTATTCTCACTATGGAGATAGAATTTTGCGTTATATGGATGGCATTTCAGATGTTGATACATCATCATTATCTAAGACTATCCAGCAGAGAGACTTTGCCCTCATCAAATTAGAGGCTGATAAGTTAAAGAGTTTGGGCAAACAAATTCTTTCTCTCAAACGTCTTGATGACCCTATGCAGGTTGCAAAAGATTACTCTATGGCTGATGCTATATCTGTTAATAAAGCCGTGGAGTCTCGACTTGCAAGAGAGAGTACTGAGTTATTTGCACGAAAGAGTTTCCTCGAAAGTGAAATTAGATGGGTTGAAGCTCATAAGAAGTATGCCACATGGAAAGTTGCGCAAAATGCGTATAAGAAAGAACTTGCCATCGTTCAAAGAAAGATAGACATTAAGGCGGTTGTTGATAGTGTTGACGATGCGCTTGCATTTGCTTCTACATCTCGTAGTAAGATTATCAAGACTTTGGCAGACGATATGAGGAAGTTGCTATCTGTTTCTGATGTTGATTTGGTTCTCGCTAAAAAGAAAGCCCAAGAACTGAATGACAAATATCAGCAACTCAAATCAAAGGGAGTTAAGAAAGCAAAGACAACATCATCAACATCTATCAAGAGTGAAACCGTGGATGACTTGAAGAAGCGACTCGGTTCTTCTATGCCAAGAACTCTTGACCATCTAAAAGATGCTATTGCAAAATATCAGAGAACTTCCAAATATGGAGATACCGCAAAGAACCATAAGGATGAGATTGAGAGACTGATGAGAAAACTCTTTGATGAGCATGACCTCGGTATGAATATTGATGACACAACGCTTGAACCTGTACTAAATTCGTGGTTTAAGAATACATTTGAAACAGGTTCTTCTGGCGGTTATAAGGGTAGTAGTAAAACATCGGGCAAGATTGAAACAGGTCATGCACGATTGGGGGCTGCTCATAGATTGTTCGGATTAGGGAAAGACCTTGCGACTGACCAATTATCACGCCATGAGTATGAGAAATATGGTAATTTGCTTGACCATGACATTGTATCATCTATGAGTCATAACACCGCAAGACAATACGGCAATGTTGAGATACGATTTAAGAAAGACAAGGTTATTGCCACATGGACGGCAGGAGACTCTTTAGGCGAGAGATTTCAACCATCTCTTGTTAGTGACCCGAAATCATGCTCTTTCGACAATTTGTATAATACACCAGACAATGATGCTATACAAACGCATGACTTGGCAAAATTCAAGAGAGACCATATAAGTAGTTATCTCGAATTGCAATATCATGGAGATTTGACAGTTGATTGCGTGGAGTCTTTAACGTTCCCTTATGACCTTAAAGAACCAAGCCGCTCTAAATTCCTCAAAGTTGCAGAGAAATGGAAAGCGGCAGGTGCTAAAATATACTATATAGTAAGTGGTACATTATATCAGTTATAAATATCATTGATATAATCTTTCAAATCGGGGGCTTTCTGTAAGTAAGTTCCCATTACTTCTAAAAAATTGTAAGGAGACCACTTGCTTACATAGGCAAAAACAAAAGATGCAATACTTTTGCGTGGATTTTCCTTATCTATAAGATTAGGGATTTCCTCGCAAACGTATTTTTCCGCAACCCATAACTTACCCTCATTCTTTTTATCGAAAGTTGGAGGGATTATCGCCTCTCCTTTGTAGAAAAAACAATACTTTAATAAATCTTGTTCATTCATAATTACATTGTTTCAAGATTATTGATTATATAATTAAACTCCTTATTTGCTTCATCATATTCCTTATACGAATATAGATAATACAAGTATTGAACCATCATGCGATAGTACAATTCTTCTATTGCATTGGCTACTGACGTAAGTATGTCCGATGTAGTACGGTCTCCATACCAGCTATATATTTTACCTACCATTGTAAATGGATAGTCTTTTGTTGGTAGGGTTTCTTTAATCATCCATTGTTCAAGATATGTACCACTATATCCATGATGACTAATTGGCAAAAGTTTCTTTATCGTTTCAATAGGAGTATTCTTAACCTTATCATAGTAAGTATTCAAGAACAAAACAAACTCTTGATTGTTCCCATTGAAATTATATGTATGTCGAAACTCATTATATACGGTTTGTTCTGTGTATAATTCCATAACGATTGCTCATTTAATTGTTTTGTTTCGGTTTTCTTTCAAGTTTCCCGATGCGGATGATTACTTTCTTGTTCTCATACACTTCCTTGCCACGTAGGGCATTCGTGAGAGATTTGTATGATATTCCTATCTCTTCCACGGTTCGGGAGTCGTATATGGCTTTGAGTGAACCAAAATACCAATCATGTATGATACTCGCCCCATCGTCCTTGAAATGCAAATGAATTACTTTCGTTTCCATCTGTATATACTTATAAAGGCTTTTCCTGCGTTAAAATTAAGGTGGAGATACAAATTATCATCCACTATAATAATAACGTAGGAAATCGCCCAATATTGCCTATATTGATAATTTAATCGCCAAATGACTCACGGCATCGGCTACACATACCATAATCCTCATGTTCATTCTCTGAAATCTCGCATCCACATTCTGAGCAATGATATTTGGTCAAGGCTCTTCTTGCGCTCATTATATACATCTGAGGTTCTTTGTGATTGAACCATGTATCAGTATGGCAGAGGTCGAGATAAGCGATTTCCTCTTTTGTCAGTCTGTACGCTTCGATAAGTTGTTCTCTTCTTGATTTATTGTTCTTTTCCATATTATTGATGTTTTATGGTCTCCCACCAAGGATGATGAGAGACCGATGATTGTTACTTCTGTTTTGCCCATTCCTCAAACATTTGGGCATACTCCTTGCGGATGAATAGCATATCGCCCGAACCATCATCCCACCAATCCGATATTTGAGTGAGAAAGCGACCTGTACCCTCATTTGGGCAAAGTTTCTTATAGATGGCACGGAAATTCGCTGAAATCTTGCGACCTTTGAAGTTTCCAGCTTTCTTTGCATCATTCGTGCAATATCCATAAGCCGATACCGTCTCTACTTCATCATTCTCCTTACGGAACTCCATATCCGTATCTCCCCAAAAGCCCATATTGATGGTATCTTTGAGAAGTTGCTTTTGGTCATCAGTAAGAACTGATACAAGTTCGTTTACTTTCTGAATTGTCTCTGTTGTTTCCATTACGTTGAAATTTATTTGTTGTTTGTCTTGATTACGTATGCGGTTGTTCCCTCTGTTGTTGACCAGACACCGACCCAATGACTTGTTGCGCCTTGCCCTTTGAGTTTATATCCAGACCTTTTGAGGAAATCAGTACACCACTTATGAGAATGTGGTGTACTTCTATCTATCACGACATATTTCTTCGTGTCGTTGTCAAAATATCTAAACTCGATTTGATACTTCATATCATCAATAATTTGCGATTTTCTGTTTTGTGTTGGCTACAAAGGTTTTGTTTGAGCCTTTGAGTTTGATTTCTCCCAAGTTCTCCCATTCCCCATTGCTCCATGTCTGAGTGATGCAGGATGAAACGTACTTATCACGGTTTTGTTTGATGAGTCTCTTTGCGGATGCAAGAGAGTGAAGTGTTACGTGTTGCTCCATTTCGGTATATTCACCATCGACCCATTTTCTTTTGTCTGTATCGAAGTGCATACCATTATATGTTACTGCAACAGGCTCAGAGAAACTAACTGAATATGTTTTCATAATTGCGTTGAATTGTGGGCGGTGGTTAGTCCGCCCATTACCTTTTTACTTTTGGACTTCTGGAACGATGAAATCTTTATCGGCATCGGTCATCTTATAGTCATTCTTCAACTTGTAGATGACGGCTTCACCTCTTCCGATAAGCTCTACTGCTCTCTTGTAGAGTTCGACATCATCCGTTTCATCCGATTTGTCGATAAGGAGGTATGCGGTTTGTTTGATGGTCTCATCCTGTGCCTTAATCTTGGCATCCTTTGAGAATATACGTTTGTTGAGGGTGGTGATGGTATTTGCGTTAAGTTCTGCCATCTCCATGCGGTCGTTCTTCTTCCACTTTGCGCAGAAAACGTCCTTATCGAGGTCGCTCTCATTATACAATGTTTCGATTGTTCCGTACTCAGATGCAGAAACCTTGAAACCGACTCTTTCTTCAAACTCTTTTTGTAACATGGCGATATATGTTTTAATTGTTAATATTTTCTTTTAAGTGCTTGTTAGGCATCTTTTCATACTGCAAAGATATGGAATATATTTAATATAATCAACATTTTCTTGCTTAAAAAGCGTTAATTTAAAGCCAAAAATGCTTGCGATATTTGTAAAGCCCTAATAATCAGATATGTTTATTTTTGCTAAAAACGTGCCTATTGCGCACGTTTTTAGAAATTTTACGCTATCTTTGTAGCCGATGAATTAGATTTACATTAAATATTACACAATATGAAAAAGAAATTTTTGACCGCATTATCTTTGAAATGCAAGGATTTCGGGCTTACAGAAAAGGCTCTTGATGAGTTGGCAGAACTCGGCTCTAATGGTCTCAAAGACGATGCAACCGATGAGGACATCAATAAGGCGGTGGATTTGCTTGTACCTTATGCAAAGGCTATGCAGGGGGAAATCACAAGAAAGACATCGAAGAAACCACAATCAACCAAGCAATCCGATGATGAGGGCAATGGTGAGGGTGATGGTGATGAAAAAACTCCTAAGTGGTTCGCTCCTTTCAAGGAAAAGATGGAAGCACTCGAAACTGAGAACGCTGCCCTCAAAGCAAAGGAGAAAGTAACTGAGCGAGCATCCCTTATCTCTGAAAAGGCTAAGAAACTCGGTATTCCAGACTATTTGATTAAGAGGGTTTCATTTGCGGATGATGCTGACATTGATAAAGAGTTAGAGGAATACAAGCAGGAATTGGTCTCAAACAATCTCGTGCCAAAGGAGCAGGCAAACGAGAAAGGAACAAAGGAAGAAGCCATGAAAGCGGCGGCTGACGCTTGGGCTAAGACTTTGCCAGATGCTTAATTGCTCCATCATTATTCACTCATTTAATTAAATCGACATGGCTATTGATTTCAAAAAGACCGTTATAGACGGTCATTCTCCCGAAATTTGGAGAGGCGAGGCGAAGATACTGCCAGGCGGTTTCAAACCATTGCAGACTTTCCCAATCGGTACGGTTCTGCAACGTGCAACCCTCATCCATGTGGATTACAAGGATGGTTTGACCGCAGCAGTAGTCAAAACCGCAACCGTAATCAAGGGAGGTACTACAACGAAACCACGCATCAACAAGGGGCATTATTTCGTTGTCGGTGATGTTATCACCAAGTTTGGAGATGGAAAGGCAACTCCATCCATCAAGAGTATCGACACATCAAACACTGAGTATGATGAGGTAACTCTCGACAAAGCCTATACAGGACTTACAGAGGGCGATATTATCGTTGAGTCAAAGGAAGTAGAAAGCGGTGATGCTTCCCCTCTCTATGTGCCTAACATGGTTCTCGGTGCAGTCAAGAAGTTCGATGGCAAGGGTCTCCCTACCCTCGATGTGGCTTACGATTGCGTGGTACTCTCTGAAAACACAAGCAATCCAATTCCTACCGAATGGCTCAATGATTGGGGCGGCGGTTGCGGTAGCTTGAAGTCTAACCCGAATATCATATTCATTAAGCAGTAAAGACAATGCCACAATTTTTATTCAGTTCACTTTTTGGCGAGTTGACACGTAACGTGCAAATTCGCTTCGATAAGGCTTCCGAACTTCACAAGAGATTGTTTGATAACGTCATCTTTGAGAAGTATCTCGATTGGGATGTACCTACCATCGGTCTCGACTTTGAGGAACTTATCGGTAAATACAATATCACGGTGGCAGCACCTACCATCGGTGAGGAGTCCAAGGAAGCCATCCTCGGTAATGAGGGATTGGAGACCGTCAAGGAGCATATCCTTAACCATGCTCTCACTCTTCCTATGACCATTCAGAACTATCGTAAGATTTTGCAGATTTTGGACTCAAAATCATTGCCAGATAGTGCAAAGAATGAACAGCTCATCAAACTCATGTGGGGTGATGTTACAACGGTGGTTAATGCGGTTCTCGCAAAACTCGACATTCTCTTCTTGCGTCCACTCTCAAATGAGGGAAAGGTGGAGATTGATGACAACATCAACCCAGAGGGCGGTGTACGTGGTACTATCGACTTCAATCAGCCAGCAGAGAATATCGCATCATCCAATACAGAATGGAATGATGGCAATATCGAGACCGTGGATTGCTTTGAGGACATTCAAGCAATCATTGATGCAGCGCAGGATAAGGTTACATTCTCCAAGGTTCTTTGCGCTCCATCTCGTATCTCCTATATGTGCCGTTCCAAGAAGATGAAGCAGATGATTTGGGGTACAGACAAATCGTCAAAGATGGTTCAGCTCAAGGACATCAACGCATACATGGAAGAGAATAGTTACCCTATCTTTGAGCCTATCCGCAGACAGGTTCGCATCCAAAAGGGTAAGCAGCGCATCCCTTATACTCCTTGGAACGAGAAGAACATGGTATTTATACCAGATGGGAAACTCGGACTCGTTAAGAACGCTTGGAGTAATAACGAGTTGAAGCCAGAGCAGGGAGTCGCATACTCTAATTATGGTCGTATTCGTGTATCTCAGTGGGGTGTTGGCGAGACACAGGGCAGCAACGGTGTAGAGTTCACCAAGGCTGAAAGCCTCTCTCTCCCTGTCATTACTGAGATGAATGGTATCTACACCCTCAAAACTCAGCAGTAAGCCGTGGATAACTTGAACGCAACGAGAAGTTTGTGCAATGCCATGTGCAGCACATTCTTTCCCGATAATTCGACAATAGAGTTTTCGCTATTCAATGATGGCATTGACCCAAAAGCGGAAGCAACCCCGAAAGACCCTCAAATCTTTCGGGCTGCAATCCGTCTCGTTATGGGATATGTGGAAAGTAGCCGCTCGGAGAATGGTGTTTCCACATCCGTAATGAGTGAGGATGCCATCAAGAATAGTATCATCTATTGGTGCGGTTATTACGGTCTCGATGCGGATGAGGAATTATCGGAGTATTCGAGAGAAATTGAGGATGGCTCTAATCTTTGGTAAGTATGAGATATAACGGACACTTTCAATATATGATACAAGGCGCATCGACTGAAAACGAGTTCGGTGAATTGGTTGAGTCTTCATCATCGTGGACTGACCCTATACCATGCCATATCAAGACCAATAGCGACAACAGAAAGGGAAAATATGAGGATGGCGAGTTCCGTCAAGCATCTTTTACAATTCTAACGGAGCAAATGGAAGACCTCTCATTTAACCGTGTGAGACTTGAAAGGCAGGGTGAAGACCTTGGAGAGTATGGAGTGATGAACGCTGAAAATCTCGAAAGTCAAAACAGAACGCAAATACTTGTATAGTCATGGGAAAAACCGTTACAGAGTATCACGGCAAATATAAGGGTATCATTGTCAGTAAAACCAATATGAGAAACCTCAGAAAGGAGTTGCAGACAAAGATGACCGAAATATCGGATTTCATCATTTTCCGTTTCGGGCAGATTGGTGAGGAAGCCGTGAAGACCGCAAGGGATAGCGGAAGATACAATGACATTACAGGAAATTTGCGCTCTTCCATCGGATATGTGATTTTGTATGATGGGAAAGTTATGAGTCAAGGCGGTTTCCAACCTACCAACGGAAAGAAAGGAAATGGAGATAAGGGCATTCAAGACGGTTTGGCTTTCTTGGAAAAGCTAAAGGCAAAGTTTCCTTGGGGTATCGCCCTCGTTCTTTGCGCAGGAATGGAATATGCCGCCTATGTGGAGTATAATAAGGATTTGGATGTACTTCAATCAGCAGAGCAAATAACTGAGAAATTGGTTAATGGGTTATTGGATGGAATAGCAAAGTAAGTTATGGCAACAAAGACAGAACAACAAATCGAGCGTGATTTCTATTCCTTTGTGAATAAGAGTCCACTTGGTAAGGCTATCAAGGGCAAAGTCTATCGAGACGAAATGCGCCCGACTGATGCTAAGACTGAGGATTTAATCGTCAAGTTCTATACAGGACTTGATGGGCAAGTCCAAACAGGCACGGTAATACTTGATATATATGTACCAGACATAACTAATAAGGATGGTCGTAAGGTCAAGAATAGCCCACGTATCACAGAGTTGCAGGAGCTTGTTTTGGACTTCATCGAAAACAATGATAACACAGAGTATCTGATGGAGACCGAACTATCACCATACACCATCAAATCCGAAGAGATAGAGCAGCACGAGATTAAAGTAAGAATTAAGTTTAACCGTATAACATTTTAATTATGGCAGTACAAGGCACAAGCAAAAAGAAAATCGTCATGTCGTGGTCTAAGTGCAAGGTAGAGGTTGCAGAGACCCCAGACGATGAAGCGATGCCATCATCCCTAACGAGTGTAGGAACTATCAATGACAAGTCCACGACACTTGCAACAGAGGATGGCGAGACTCTGACCGCTACCGCATCGGGCGGTGTCGTAGTGGCAGAGGAAGAGGGCGAGCCTACCGTTACCATTACCACCAGAGTAAAGGAGATGGATTTCGACAAGGAAAAGATGTTCACAGGTGCAGAAATTTCCTCTGATGGAGATGAGCTGACCGTGAAATCTAATGTCGTAGGCAAGGACTTTGCCGTAAAGGTCACTCCTAAGAATATCGGTGCAATCGGTATCAAGGCACGCCGTACCCATGTATCGTTTAGACCAGGCTCTTCTGAGGAGGAGGGTTCGTATGTTGATTTGACATTCAAAATCCTCTTGTGTTCAGATGGTGAACTTTATAAGAAGTTCAGAGTTAAGGCTGACGATTGGGCTACCGTATAAGAGTTAATGTTTTCTTTTCGTATGGTAGAAGATTGTTTCTGATAACTGACGTGTGGAATAGACACCCCTTTGCAGTTCGGGAGGAGAGAACTGCATTTATCATGGTGTGGAGCAGATGGCAGCTCGCCACGCTCATAACGTGGAGGTCGTAGGTTCGAGTCCTACCACCGTAACTAATATTTTATAGAATAAGATGGAACAAAATTACATAGAAAGAAAGGTTGCAGATGCCATTCTCGAAAAGAAAGTTGGCACTTTGAATATAGACGGAAAGCAATATGACATTGCTCCCCCATCTATCGCCACGCTCATTCTTGTTTCTGAGATTGTCGCAGGTCTCCCCATCGTGAAGAAAGTGGATAACAAGCAGATTGTTTATTCCGTCTTACATCATGCAAAGGATTTCAAGGCTTTGGGTGAGATGGCTGCAATCCTCATCCTCGGAGCAAAGGAATGCAAGAGAAGTGAGAAGAAACCTCGTTTTTACCGCATCCGTCATTTCTTTGGGTATGAGTATGTACCAACAAAGGATGAACTCGCAGAAATCATTTTGCAGAATGTTCGTCCTACGGTCTTGTTTGATGTAATCATCCAAAGACTCAAAGACATGGAGGTAAGTAGTTTTTTCGCTATTACCACTTCCCTAAGCGAGGCAAACATTCTGAAACCGACAAAGGAAGTGGAACAGCCTTAAATGATAGTATATGGGCAACCGTCCTCGGGATTGCAAGGATATTCGGTGTTGATGCTCAATACGCTCTATATGATATAAGTTATCAAAACGCTTTGATGTATAGTCGTGTTGTTCCCATGCCGCATGATAAGTCTGATGAGGATGACAAGCCATTGTTTGATGATAGTTTGGATGCTTGCAATCCAGACAATTTCGATAAATTTACTGAGGGTAGTGTAACATGGTAGATAGTGGAAAGTTAAGTTTTGGCACGGTCATCGACACAACAGGATTTGATGAGGGTATTGATGCCATTGAGAGTAAGGTGGGCGAACTTGGTAATTCCGTAGAGCAGGAAACATCCAAGATTTCCCAACTGCTTACTAATGTACCTACACTTAACATAGATGTAGTTACAAACGCTTCGCAATCACTTGATACCATCGACCAAGCCTATGCGGAAATAGATAGGATTACAGACCTAAACAAGACCGCAATCAAAGAACTTGAAGCAGAGTTCAATCGTCTCGGACAACTCGCATCCGAAGCCTACAAGAAAGGAACGGCAGAGGGTGATAAGGAGTTCGCCCAACTCCAAGAGCAACAAAAGGCTATCAAGGCGGTAATCAATGAGAGAAAGAGAGTTGTCAAGGCAGCGGCAGAGCAAGCCGATGAACTTCTGAAAGTTGAGGAAAACTTGAAGAAAGAGGCGGCGGCATTGCAGGAAAACGCAAACAAGCACGTTTCTCTTCGCCAACGTATCAAGGAGTTAAAGGCTGAGATGGCAGATTACCGTATGCAATTCGGAGACCAGACCGAAGAGTATAAGAAAATGGCGGTCGAACTCGGTAATCTCCAAGATATACAAGGCGATATACAGGCACAAGGAAGTATATTCTCCAACGATGAAGCGAAGATTGCAGGTATTATCTCGGGCTTAAATGGTTTGGCAGGAGGTTTCACGGCAGTACAGGGCGCAATGTCTCTCTTTGTTGGCGAGAATGAGGAATTGAACAAGGTAATGACCAAACTCCAATCCCTCATGGCTATCACTATGGGATTGCAGCAAGTTCAGCAGACACTCAATAAGGATAGTGCTTTTTCCCTCGTTACCCTCAATGGACTCAAAGAATGGTGGAACTCCTTATTAGCGGTTGGTATCGGTGAGGAGGTTGAGGATGCGGCTGCAACCGTGGCAGATACGACCGCCACCACCGCCCATGCCACCGCCACAACGGCAGACACAGAAGCCCAGATTGCCAACAATGCAGCCACGGCAGCAGGAACGGTCGCAACCGCAACAAATACCGTAGGGCAAGGAGCGAACACGGCAGCAGCCACGGCAGGAACGATTGCAAACATAAGCCTTGCAGGAGCATTCCGAATGGTAGGTGCAGCCATCAAGTCTATTCCTGTATTTGGATGGATTGCAGCAGCCATCGGTGTACTCATCGGGGTTATCTCCCACTTCGTCAGCAAGGCAGAGGAAGCAGAAAAGGCAGTTGAGGAACAAAACAAAATCCTCGAAGATAGCCAAAAGACCTATGCAAAAGCATCGGCAGAGATAGAGGATTATACTAAAAAGATAGAGACTTTCAACGGCTCGAAGAAACGAGAGAAAGCACTTGTCGATGAGTTAAATTCCAAATATGGAACGGCACTCGGCAAATATGATAGTCTCGCACAATGGAAAGATGTACTCACAAAGAAAGGTGAAGCCTACTGCAATATGCTTCTGAAAGAAGCGGAAGCACAGGCATATCTCAATAAATACACAGAAGCCTTTGTTAATCTCCAAGTGGTAAAGGACAAAGCGGCAGCAGGAGTCTATGACCATTGGTATAACACAAAGGCAGGAGATGAAGCCTCACGAAAAAAAGCCATCGGTGAAGCAGAAGCCGATTTGAATAAGTGGTTAGACCTCTACAAGGAAAAAATGAAAGAAGCACAATCCATCAAGGATAACTTCGACATCAATCCTCATGTAGATACAAAAAGCACAAAAAAGGATAAATCATCGGGGAATACTTTTGATGCAAAGGCAGCTGCAAGAACCGCCCAAGATGCCATCAATGAATACAAAGAGACCGTCAAAAAGTTCTTCAAAGATGCCAACGATGATATTACAGACCTTATCATTTCGTCTCAAAAGGATGGAATGGTCAAGGAACTCAATCAAATCAATGTTGACACCCAACGCAAGAAAGAGGAATGGAATAAGAAAATCCTCGAACTTGCAGCAGCGCAGAAAGAAGCCTATCACAAGGCTTATATGTCGAAAAAGGGTGCTACTGAAAACGGATGGTTTGAGAGTGATGCAGGAAAAAAGTCTGTTGATGATTACGCAAAGGAATTGTTATCAGACCAACAGAACGCAAAACTCAATCAAGACATGCTCAATCAAATTGAGGAAAATGGAGAAAAGGCGAGACAAGAAATCCGTCAAAAATACATGGACTCCATGATTGAGCAATACGGCACGATGGAACAAAAGACCGAACTCCTTACAAGGCAGTGGATGGCGAAAATCAATACCATTCCAGATAATTTCAAGGATGCCGCATATAAGCAAATGGATGAGGAATTTGCGAAACTGAATAGCGAGCAATTCAAGATGCAAATAAATTGGGATGATGTTTTCGGTAATCTCGACAATCAATCCCTTTCGTCTCTCCAATATACGCTTGATAAGGTCAAAGGTTACTTCAAACTCAATTCTAAGGATATGGGGGTTGAAGAAATCAAAACCTTTCAAGAGGCTATTACCAAGATGGAGGATGCCATCGCCTCACGTAATCCTTTCGTCTCGTTGCATAAATCCATCAAGGATATATCTGCATCCAAGGCTGAGTATATAAACGCTCTGAGCGAATGGAAAACGGCACAGGATGAACTCAATATCTCGCAGCAGTCTTACAATGATGCTCTGAAAGAAAAGAACGAGGTAATTCAGCAAATAGAAGATGGTAAACTTGCAGAGGATAGTCAAGAACTGACAGATGCTAACGAGAAATTGAAAAATGCCACCAATGAACTTGCAAAGGCACAAGAGAAAAACAACAAGGCAGAGCAAAGAACCCTCACGGCTCGAAACAATATAACATCTGCTTACAAGAATTTCTCTACCCAGTTAAAGAACGTGGGTAATGTGGTTAAGGATGTGGGCGGTAAGGCTGCAAACCTTGCAGATGCCTTTGGTTCGGATGTTAGTAATAGTATCAAGAAAGCCATCGACTTTACAGGAGAGGTGCTTGATGCTACTGAGACGGTCATCAATGCCATCGGTGATGTTGGCAAGAACGTAGCATCGGGCGTTGAGCAAACCGTGCAAAATGCCGCATCGGGTGCGACCGCAGCAGCGGCAACAGGAGCAACGGCAATATCGACCATTGAGAAAGCATCCGTCATCCTCGCAGTCATTTCGGCAGCTCTGCAAGTTGCAACGGCAATCGCCAATCTTTTCAATAATGATGATGAGAAACAAAAGGAGATTGAGAAGTTGCAGGAACGCATCGACCAACTTCAATGGGAACTTGATAACGCTGACACCGTTCGATTGCAGAATAAGGTAGGTAAAGCGGTTGATAACCTCAGAAACATCTATAACGATACTTATGAGGAAGTCAAGAACTTACACCAAGTAACCGAAAGATACGGTAACTTTTGGGGCAGGGCGGTGATGAACCTCACCTATAAGAATGAGGTGTTTGAGAAGTCAGTCGAAAAGATAGCGGATGCCTATGCAAAGGTTTCTTATACCGCAGACAAGGCTCTCGGCAGTGAAAAGTATGAGAGTGCCAGAAGTCAACTCAAAAACCTTGCTGAGCAGCAAATCCTCATCCAACAACAAATTGATAAGGAGTCTTCCAAGAAGAAAAAGGATAATGGCAAAATTCAAGATTGGAAGAACCAAATCGAAGAGTTAGCGGAGGAGATGGCAACCATTATCAATGAAATGATGGAGGACATCATCGGATATACCGCTGAGGATTTGGCTTCAACTCTCGGAGATGCCTTTTGGGATGCTTTCAAGAGTGGAGAGGATGCCGCCCAAGCATGGGGGGATAAGGTCAATGAGATAGTATCAGACATTTTGAAAAAGATGATGGTACAGGAGCTTTTGGAGAAGCCTATCGGTGAGATATTCAACAAGTACAAAACTAAATGGTTCGGTACTGATGGAAACTTCAAGGGGTTCAATGCCGTTGAGGGTAGTTTGACAAATTTTGCTAACGAACTCAATGCACTCGTTACAGGATTTAGCGAGGGTATGGAAAGTTTGCCCGATGAACTAAAAAATATCATATTGGGTGATGCTTCAAGAAGTGGAACGAGTAGCGGTATTGCTACGGCTTCACAAGAGAGTGTTGATGAGAACAATGCCAGACTTACGACCATCCAAGGGCATACATATACACTCGTACAAGGCATGAACGAGTTAAACCAAACAAGTAATGCCATGCTTGAAAAATTGAGCGGTATAGAAAAGAATACCGCATCAACAAATGACAAGCTCGACACGATGGGAAAGAATATCAAGACCATCAAAGATACGGTCGATGACATTTCATCAAGAGGTATCAAATTAAAGACATAAAGATTATGGATAAAGAAAATCTTTTGAAAGGAATTTACCAAGACGGAAAAGCCCTCGGAGCGTGCAGCGCATTCTCTGAGGCTAAATCCGTTAAGGAAATCGTGGATGAGTTGTTCACTCCACAAGGAGTAGAGTTTTGCTTAAAACTTCGCTTCCCTACCCTCGATGTTTTCAGACAATTCGACAAAGAGGAAGTGAAACAATATGGTGTTTACATTGATTGTGGTGAGATAGAACTCACAGACCCAAAGAGAGCCTTTCTTGTGGGTAACACAAAAGCCACCGTCAAATGTGCCAAGACTCAGAACAATAGCATCTACCTCATGCACGGTGCATCGGTTTCGGTCATAGCAAGTGGATTTGCCATCGTGAGAGTTGAGGGAGACAAGAAATCTCATATCAGTTACATTCAGAACGACCACGCTAAAGTATTGGCATAATGGGAGCAGAGGGAAGACTTTTCATAGATAACCGTGATGCGTTTCTCGAATACGGTTTATTCGTGGAAGATGGGGGATATAAATCTCTCATCCAATTCCCTGCGTTCAAGAAACTCGACACAACCGAATGGGATGAGTTTGACGGAATAGAGATAGATTTGTCATCCCCTGTGCTTGATACAAAGACTTTCTCGATGAATTTCTGCATCACAAACATCAACTATGCTGAGGATTTGTTTGATGAGTTGGCAACAGGCTCATACCATACATTTGAGTTTCGGGATATAAAGAAGACATACAAACTGAGGATGACTTCAAACGGCTCATTCTCCCAATTCGTGAGACTCGGAAAGATGACCCTATCTTTTTCCGATGACTTCCCTACCATACCGACAGGAAATCATTATGTGTATGGAAAATCGGGCATTCATCAAAATGGGTATGAGTTGGATGGAATAGACTTCTCTCAGTTTGGCTCTTATATTCTCAATGGCACGGATGCAGCCATAAGGAAAGCCCCAAATGTACGCTCGAACCTCACAATCGACACATCGACACTCGCAGGAGTGGTCTATGATGGGGATAACGTAACTTTCAAGACAAAGGATGTAGCGGTCAAGATACTTATCAATGCCGACACGATAGATGAGTTTTGGAAGAGATGGAATAGTCTGTTTTCCGTGGTATTGCAACCAGAAGCACGGTCTTTCTACTTTGCCGCCCTTGGAAACGAATATGAATGCTACTACAAGAGTAACACGGTCAACACTTTCAAGGTATTGCACAATGGGCATATATGGTGTGATTTCACGGTTACGCTAACATTCACATCATGCCGTCCTGTTGGCTCTTATCTGTTGCTCGCTACTGAGGATTTCGATTGGATTATCACAGAAGATACGATTGAGCCTGCACGTATAAGGATAAGACCAAAGGGGCATCTCGTGATGCTAATATCAGAGAATGGTGAGTACATCGTCACAGAGGATGATGACTCAAAGATATATTTCAATAATCAAAATTAAGTAATATGGCAGACCAAAAGAAAAGAGTATCGGAATTGCCCGAAAGTTCATCTACCAAAGGTCTCTACACGCTCGGAGTCAATGCCAGCAATGAGAGTGTGAAAGTTCCTTTGGGCGAGATACTTGACGGCATTACACCGAAAGTAAATCAAGCCGTAACGACTGCCAATAGTGCAAAGTCGGAAGCGGCAACCGCCACATCTACCGCAAACACAGCAAATAGCACGGCAGAAAAAGCCATGTCTCTTGCAAATGATGCTTCGGGAAGAGCGCAGACCGCAACGGAACTCGCTGCAAAGGCGAAATCTTTTGCAAGTGAGGGAAGTACCGCCCGATTTGATGGGTTTGTAGATAGAGCGTCAATCCTATCCGTATCTTATGGAGGTTCTACGGTTGGGGAGATTATCTTTGTACGTTATAGCAAGGTCTTTGCGTACAAAGTGGATGGCAAGTATTATAATAATTGGGCGGCAGAACCAAGCGCAGACTTGTACTTTACAGACCTTTCCCATCTATCCATTCGCAAGGACAAAGCCTATATATGTAAAGGCAAACTATATATATGGGATAGTACCGCAAATGACATCGTTATTGCAGGAACAGACTCATCGGCGGTGGATGAAAAAATCAAGGAAGCGGTCTATCCACGTCAATTCTACAACGCAAACAAGTTGCTTGACAATTACAATGCAATGTCTCTCAATGTTGTATTGGGGCTGCTCTATGCCAACGATGAAGCGAGAGAGTACAAAACGCAAGGTGTCGTTATCACCTTCCTTGGCACTGATGGGAAGATGGAAACATACCAATGGAACGGTAAGGAAAAAGTCGATTTCACGGATATTGAAACTTGGTCTAAGTTTGGCAGTGGTAGCGCAACGGTCGGAAACTGCTACAACGTAACCAACGAGCAGCCTATTTCGGGTTACTATGACCTCGAAACTGCAATTACCGCAACATATAACAAAGGTTTCTCTTCTGTTGGTATGCAAATCACTTTTGCCATCGCAAAGAACTCTTGGAAGACCTATCAGTATGTAGGTTCTGACACAGAACCAACGAACTTCAAGAATACCCAGTTATGGCTCGACCTTGCAGGAATGAGCGCAGGAGCGGAAACCCTTATCAACGTGGATGCTCTTTGCGGTGCTTGCACATCCGCATCATTCTACACCTTGGAATATGCCATTTCTGCCATTACCAAGTTGCAGACCGATAGCGGCATCAACTATGCCAAGAGCGGACTCGTTATCACCTATAAGATAGGAGAAAACACATGGGAAACAAAACAATTCAAGGGTGAAGCATCCGATTTCGGTGAAGCATCCTTGTGGCATGAGTTCGGAGGTGCAGGAGGTTCTAAGGTTGAGACCAAGGAAGAGCCACAAGAAGATGGTAAGGATGCTTTCTCGACAGGTGGAGCGTATAAGTACGTTCCTGCTAATCTCCATGTCGATACAGAGACAGAGGGAGTAATCAAAATCTCTATGGTCAATGCCAAAGGTGAGACCGTGGGAGATGAGCAGCAGTTTGCAGTCGGCACAGGCAGCGGTGAGAGTTCGGGAACGATTGTAAGCATCATCCCAAAGAGTGCGCCTTTGTATGCCAAGGCAGGAGGTTCTGTTATCCTCAAAGCTGCTATTCTCAGTGTGACAAAGCAGGGAGGGCAAGAAATCTCGAATATGATTGAGAGGGTCGAACTATACGACAGAGACACAAATCAACTCTTGGAAACATACCGATTGAACCAAGCATCATCGGCAGATAGCGAGAGTTATGATTTCTCTTTCGACTTGTCATCATACTTCACACAGGCATCATCCCGAAAGTTCAAACTCATCGCCTACGATGATAGCGACCATACAGGAAGCCGAAACATCAACGTTACTGCGGTGGATGTTACCATCAAGAGCGAGCAGACTCTTAACTATACCTCATCTACCGTTGTAAATGTGGGAGGTGCGACAAAGACACTCCCGATGTATCGTTTTGCCAATAATGCGAGCGATAAGGGCATCTTATGCACCGTTGAGATTTACATCAAAAATGAGTGGAAGACGCTCGGAACTGCAACCATATCGGACACCTATTCACATAGTATCTCCATCAATCCTAAGAATTGTGTCGGAGAGGTTCTTTCTCATGGCGCTTATCCTCTTCGTATTCATGGTGTGGATATAGCATCGGGCGTGGAGGGTAATTATCTCCATACCGCTATTATGGTAGTGGATGCAGACAACACTACCCCTATAAGCGTAACAAGATGGTACTCTGAGAAAGCAGTGGCAGAGGTGAAACGATATGAGACCGTTTCGATGGACTTTGCCGTATATTCACCATCATCATCTACAATAGAGGCGATTGTTGTAGAGTACAAGAACAATACCACCAAGTACAAACAAAAGGTAACGGCACAAAGAAACAAGACATATACCTATACGCAAAGGGTCACAGACACTATCATTGATGGTTCTGTAAGATTTGATTTGTATGTGTCGGTATCGGGGAAAATATCACAATCAGCATCATTCAAGGTTTTGGGAACACTCCTCGATATAGAGGCGGTTTCTGCCCAACTTATGTTTGATATGGATATGGCGAGCAGAAGTAACTCGGATGCCGACAAGACCATTACTGACAATGGATATACTTTAAGTGTGAAAGGCTCAAACTACTCCACCAACGGATTTGTAAAGGATAGTTACGGTACAGAGCAATACGGCACGGAAAACGATGAGGGAGTCATGGCACTTCGTATCGCTGAGAACGTGACCGCATCCCTCAATTATATGCCGTTCAATCAAGCATCCATTGAGTCAAACGGTCTCGCTATTCAATTCCGTATCAAGGCAAAGCACATCGCAAATGATGATGCAAGGTTAATCTCTTGCATCTCAAATGGTATCGGTTTCTACGTTACAGGAAAGGATGTAGTGTTCACTACTGACAATGCCGCAACCGTAGCCCATACTATCACATCGGCAATCAAAGAGGATAGTCTTACGGATGTAGCCATCGTGATAGAGCCTACTTCACAAGCCCCTTATGCAAATATCGGAGTAGCAAAGATGTATTTCGATGGTGAGTTAATTGGTGCTTGTTACTATGATAAGGGTTCTTTGAGCCGTCATGCGACACCTATCACATTCGATGGAACTGAGGGCGATTTGTACCTCTATAATATCAGAGCATGGGAAACCTATTACTCGTTTGAACAGAGTTTCGACAATTATCTGTTGAAGTTATCCAATACTGATACGATGATTACCGAATACAACTTTAACAAGGGAGTAATGGCATCCCAATCGGCAGAGGGAAAGCCAGCCATCAACAGACCACAAGCAGCAGCCCTCTACAATCTCGGTATGCCATATTTCGTGCTTTGCAAGAATGCGGACACAGGAGACACAGAAGACCAATATCCCCCATATCTCGAAAGTCTCGATGGAGACAAGAAAACAAAGAGATATTTTGATGTGTATGCGTATTTCCCAGATAGACCTTGGCAGGATTTCAAGGCTATCAACGTACCAACGACAAACCAAGGTACAACATCATCTATGCGCCCTATCAAGAACGTAAAGATGAAGTTTAAGGGATGCACGGTTACACTTTTGCATGACCGTAGCGAGTTTACTTCCGCTGAGGATTTGGCAAAGTACGATGAATGTGCGGCAAATGCGGCTCAAAGTCGTGTGCAACCGATGGAGAACTCCATCCCTACCAACATCATAACGGTAAAGGTCGATTATTCTGAGTCGGGAGGTGCGAATAACGGTGCTTCATGTCAGCTATACAATGAGCTTCAAAGAGCATTGGGCAAGAACTACATGACACCTGCGCAAAATGCCTACAAGGGCAAATATACTCTCAATACATCCATTGATAGTGTACCTATTGCATTCTTCCGTACTGATATGAACTCATCGGATGCAACATCTCCAAGTTACGGATATTTCCACGCAAAGGGAAATTGGAACCATGACAAGGGCGATGCGGTCGTTTTCGGTTTTGAGAAAGTGGACGGTTACAATCTCGGATGCTTGAATTATGGTGATTTCATCGAACTCATAGCAGCAAGAGACCAAACTCTTGATGATTACGAGTCCTCACTCGACAAATCGGGATGGGATAAGGAACAAATCTATGTACTGAGTGAGTTCTGTGGTGACAAACATAAGGTATTCCGTTATCAGTCTGACAAATGGACTGAGACAACAGGAACAATGACCTATGAGGGCGGCAGATGGCGCATTTCAGGCGATGTGGTGAACCCTGTGGAAAATTACGAGCTTCGTGCTTATGATTATTTAGATTGGTTTCAAGGTGTGGATAGTATTGACGATATGCTTGCACCAGACTCCAAGGGTAAACCAACATGGCTAACTTACTTTGAAAGTCGTTACCCAGATAACGATGCCCTCAATGCCGCCTATGGGGATGGTCGAAAAGTACCTTATCAGTTGTATAGATGGCTGAAATGGTGTCAAGACTGCAATCATAACTTGGATAGTTCGCACGGAAACATTACTCTCGATGGTAAGACCGTTGCAGGAACAAAGGCAAATCGTCTATTGAAGTTCAAGCATGAGTTGCACAACATGGCGAATGTGTATTCTATGATATGTTACCACATTTTCACGGATTACATTGCGGCAGTTGACCAGAGAAGCAAGAATATGATGGTAGGTTTCTATCTCGATACAGACGGACAGACACGAATGTATTTGAACCACCTCTATGATGGCGATACCATCAACGGCTCTGATAACGATTGCGGTCTCACCATTGATGCGGAACTTGACCCGAACAACGACACAGAGGGCAAGTATCAAGGACATGACAGCGTTCTGTTTACTCAGATTGCAAACTCTGATTATATTTGGGTAGATGACTACACATCGGACAATGACAAGAACGACTCGACAAAGACCGTTACCGTAGCATCCATCTGTGAGAAGATGCGCACAACCACACTATCATCGGGTTTACGCCCATTCTCTACGGATGGCATCGAGAAGTATTGGATTACTGACCGATTGAGCAAGTGGGCGAAGTTGGTATCATCTTTCGATGGTATCAGAAAGTACATCGAAGCATCAAAGGCAGATAGTAACTACTTCTATGCCTTGCACGGATTGGGCATACAAAGATTGCGTGATTTCGTTCAGACTCGTTTCCGTTATCGTGATGGTTTCTATCAATGTGGAGATATTTACTCATCGGCAGTCTCCATGCGATGCACAGGACGAAACATGAGCGTTAAGATAACTGCTGCAAAGGATGGTTTCTTTGGTATCGGAGTTGACCAGACTATGAGCATGAGACAAAGCGTTTATCTGAAAGCAGGAGAAAGTGCAACCCTCAATTCGGGCAATACCAATCTTGCAAGTGGTGTGATGCTTTACATCTATGGTGCAGACCGTATCGGGGAACTTGACATCAGAAATGCGACACCAAAGCAGAGCGGTTGGGATATATCACAGTTGGTTCTCATCAAGAAACTTATCATCGGTGGTTCAAGTTATTCTCCAGCCACAAAGACAGGAGAGGAACTTACAAACCTTAATCTTGGTCAGTTGCCATTCCTCGAAGAGTTGGATGTGCGTAACTTCCCACTCACCACGATTGATGCGACATATTGCCCACGATTGGTTTCTGTGCTTGCAGTTGGCTCTAACTTGCAGAATTTCACTCCTGCTGAGACTTCGCCAATATCAACGCTTACACTGCCTAAGACGATGACCTCTCTATCATTTGTGAACTTGCCAAATCTGACATATCCGAATGGAGGTTTGACTATTGCAGGGTTCTCCAACGTGAAGAGGTTGCAGATTTCGGGATGTGCAAAGATTGATACTTTCACGCTCCTATCTGACACTATCAATGGCGGCGCAGGCATCGGTGAGATATATGTGCCAAACATCGACATTACGGCTGACACAAGCATCCTCACGGTACTCAAAAGTACAGGTGCAAAGGGTATCGGGTCAGACCTTGACGATGCTTGTGATGGACTGAGCGGAAAATGGATATTGTCGAAACTGATTGATGATAGTGAGTTGAAATCGTTGCAAGACTATTTCCCACTGCTTACAATTCACAATGCGCAATATACGATGGTCGTATTTGATGACACGGTGGATGACCCGAAGAACGTTACAAACCTCGACAACGGCACGACAGGAGAGAAATTCACTGCAAGCGGTCACGTTGCTCGCATCAGAAAGAAACTCATTCCTGTAAAGGGCAAACTCAATACTTCAACAGGAATTTGGGAGGGCGAGAGAATTAGCGAAAGCAATTATCAGCAACTTCCAGATGGTTCTACTTTCGACTTCAAGGATAGTTTGGGAGATGGTTTCGATGTGATGATGCGTTGCCCTAACCTTTGGTACAAGGGCATCAATGACTTCAAGAACCAAAAGAAGTATATCGCATGGAGCAGCCTTGACTCTGAGCCATTATCAACTGCAAGCAAGATTGTCAGAAAGACGTTGAAAGACATCATCTATAAGACAAATTCTGCGGTGATGATAAATTCCGTTGAGTTGGGAGTGTCAACTCTTACATCGGATGGCATTCTTTCAGATACACCAAACTATAACGCTTATCTGATAGATGTGAGCGGTATGAAGCAAGTGAGATACCCAGGCTTGAACAATAGCAATATCGGTGGTGTGTTCCTCAATGAGGATGGAGTTATCATCAAGACATTCAACATGGAGATTTCAAGTTCCATGTTTGACTTTGTGGAGGGTGATTATATCTTTACCGATGTGCCAACAGGGGCAAAGAGTTTCGTCTTTGCATCATCCGTGAACAACAATTCACTTGAAGCCATTTCGGTAGATAGTGCAGAGGTGGAGGCGATTGAGCCTGATTGGGTGCATAACGATGAGTGGCTTGGAGGTGTATATCATGCTTCCGTGGATGGTTTGACTCAGTTACGTTCCATTTCGGGTGCAAATGTGCGCTGTGGTACGGGCACATCAACGACATCGGCAGAATGGAAATATGATGATGAGGGTAAGCCTACGAACACTCCAACAGGAGCAATGAACTATACCTTTAAGGACTTCCAAAACCTTGCAGCCCGAAGAGGTAGCGGTTATCAGTTGTTCGACTATGAGATGAGCAAGTTGATGGCAATACTTTTTTTCTCACTTGTCGGCAATCGTGATGCTCAGTTGGTTTGCGGATATGGTAGAGGTGCAGGAGGTATGACAGGCTATGCGGATGCTCTCGGTAACTCTGATAGTACCAGAGGACAATTAAGCGGTAACAAGTGCCTTGGCTTTGAGTCATTCTTTGGTTGCACATGGGAGATTATGGATAATGTTGCTATCAATATCAGTAACTATACCGATGCTCTCAAATCGAAGATGACCGAAATCAGCTCATACCCGATAGACCATAAATGGCACATATTCGACCCTATCACAAAGACTGAGAGAATTGTGCAGGGCTTGAATGTTTCGGGTTATTGCATCGGTCGTGTAAAGCACGGTAGATATTGCGATGTGATTGCATCCAAGGTGACATCAGATAACTCTGTATGGGCTGCAAACTATACCGATTGTCAGTGGTACACATCCGCTCGTTGCCGTTTTGTCGGTCGCTCGCATAACCATGCGGATGCGAATGGCGGTCTCGTCTTTGCGAGTGCGAGTTACGGTTCTGCGGCCTCGTATTCGAATATCGGCTCTCGGCTTGCCTTCAGAGGAAAAATAAAGATAAAAAACGAATAAAATATGAATAGGAAAATGCGTTTATGCGTGTGCGTAGCGACCCGAAGAATGAGGTCGCCGCCTCGCACACAAATGATATAACAGAAAAAGGTGGAGGGTTTCAACGTTGCCGTTTTGTCGGTCGCTCGAATAACAATGCGAATGCGAATGGCGGTCTCGTCTATGCGAATGCGAATAACGGTTCTGCGAACTCGAATACGAATATCGGCTCTCGGCTTGCAAACAATAAAAACAAGAATTTCAATAAAATCGCTCCTACGGAAAATCATCATGGAATGGTGAATATCTGCGAGCGAGAAACCCAACCCTCAGTAAAAGCGGCACAATGTCGGAAAACTGAAACATATCATTGGTAAGTAGAGATTGGTAGGTTAATTCTCGAACATCTCGGGCTTACGGAAATTGAAGGCTTCTAAAATCGAATGAAAAGAGACGGATATATTATAGAAGAAATCATCGACAAACAAAATCTTGAAGATAGTTTCGATGAGGTCATAAGGGGTAAACTTCGCAAAGAAATCTTGGTTGAGGGCAAATGGCTCATCAAGCACAGAGAGAAGTTTCTGCAATCAGTTCGTGAAGAGATACTAAGCGGACATATAAGCCTTATGCCAGTGCATCGCCCACCAACTGAGGATGAAGCAAAGAATGGTGGCTACTATACAAAGATTATCAAGGAGGCAGGAAAGATAAGGCATATCCAAGTATTTTGCATGGCTGCTCGTATCAAGGTTAATGCCGTGATGAGGGTGGTCGATAGACATCTCCAAAAGAGATATATCCGTACCACATCGGCATCCATCAAGAATAGAGGGATGCACGATTTGAAAATCTATATCGAGAATGACATGAGACTCTATCCCGATATAAGGTTTTGGTATAAGTTCGACATAAGGAAGTTTTACGACACCGTACATCAAGACTTTGCGATGTACGCACTCGAAAGGACATTCAAGGATAAGAAGTTCCTCGGCATCATGGAGCAGTTTGTTAGGATGCTTCCCGATGGATTGGGGATGAGTATGGGATTAAGGGCATCGCAAGGAGTTTGCAATCTCCTGTTGTCCGTATATCTCGACCATTATCTCAAAGATAGATATGAAGTCAAACACTTTTATCGGTATTGTGATGATGGACTTATCGGGGCTTCGAGCAAGTTGTACCTTTGGGAGTGCAGGGGATTGGTACATGAGCGGATTGATTACATCCAACAGGAAATCAAGCCAAATGAGAGGATATTTCCCATTGATGAGGGATTGGACTTTCTCGGATATGTAACCTATCCCGATGAATATAGCAGATTGAGAAAAAGAGTAAAGAAGAATTACGCAAGGAAACTTCATCGCATAAAGAGTAGAAAAAGAAGAACAGAAATAATCGGTTCACTTTGGGGTATGGCGAAGCACGCAAGATGTTGGCATCTACTCGAAACGCTCCTATACCCGAAAGAATTGAACAAACTAAAGAAGAAAAGAATGAAAGATTTTGGTAAACCGAAGAGTAGCCCGATGACGGTGAACGGAAAGAAAAGTTTTAGAGGTAGCAAAATCAGTGGCAGGGAATTAGACCACAAGCCATTTATCGTGGTGGATTTTGAGTCTAACGTAATACCAGCCATTGAGGAAAAGAGATACAAGGATGAGGTCGATGCGACCTTGGCGAAAGGTGGAGACACATCTCTTGTAAAGAAACCAAGAGAGAAATACGTGGTCAGTATCATCTTTCAAAACCAACTTCGTAAACTTTGGACGGGTGATAGAGAGAATTGGGAAGAATTGGAAGCACGTAAGAAAGATGGTGAACTGCCATTCTTCTGCTCCATAACATCCGATTACTCGGGCGCATTCCCTAAGTATGCGTTTTGTTCCGCTACTGCTTTCGGTCATCAGATACCATCCGATGAAGAGTTAAAGGCATTGTTTAACAATCTAAATATAAAGATAGATGAATAAGGATTTTTACAAAGTCTATGGAGCAAATGAGCGACAAGACAAAATCGTAAGATTGAGCGAAACCAACTATCTCTTGATATTCGGTTTCGGCAAGGATGGTGATAATGGTTACAATTATCGCAAGAACTATGACCATAAGCCAACCATTGAAGAGTTGAAAGAGGACATTGAAATCCTTATCAACAAGGAAACGGATGCAACTATCCTCGGTGGTTTCGTGTGGAATGGTAAATCGGTGTACCTATCAACTGAGAACCAAATCAACTTTAAGGCTGCTTATGATTTGGCGGTTCAGACCGATGGCGCAACGTTACCTATTAAGTTCAAACTTGGTGAGGATGTTGACGGCAAACCAGTATATCACACATTCCAGAAGCTCGAAGCATTCACGGATTTCTACACAAAGGCTTTCGCATACATCTCTAAGTGCCTTAATGAGGGATGGACTGAGAAAGATGGTGTCGATTATTCTGCTTTAGTTTGGGATGAGTAACGGATGCGGTTGTGAAAAGGGTGTGCTTAAATATATTAAGCCGCCCTATGCAAGGAAATTCTATACTCCTTGCTGTATGCACGATGATGATTATGACAGAGGCGGCAATAAGGCAAACAGAAAGGATGCTGATAGACTGCTTTTCTTCCGAATGATTAAGAAAGTGACGGATGACAGAAACAAACATCCATCTGCCTTTGTACGGATGACCATCATCGCATACATCTATTATATAGCGGTTCGAGTGTTCGGACGTTTTTACTTCAACTACAAAAAAGAGTAAGATGATAACACTTCACTATAACAATACGACTCTTGATATATATGAGGATGACAACTCATACCGTTATCGTGCGCTTATGCAGAAACCTCAGTTAATACTCAAATTCTCTTTGCCAGAGTATATTGAGTTTCCTGTGGGTACATGGTGCGAGTATCAGAATATGCGGTTTAAGGTGTTTTCACCTCAGAATATCAAGAAGAGCGGCACACGTAACATTGAATATACTATTTCTTTCGGGCAAGACGATGAATTTATGGGACTTTACAAATTCCGTAACTCAGTCGATAAACGCTTGAAATGGTCGATGTGTGCCACTCCAATGGAGTTTATACAAGAGATTGTCAGAAACCTCAATGAGAAAGAGGGTGCTGATAATTGGTCAGTCGGTCAGTGTATCGAAGCCAACGAGCAAACCATCGAGTTCAACCATACCTATATTGATGCAGCCTTGCAGTCAATAGCCGATACCTTTGAAACGGAATGGGAAATCGTAAATAAGAAGATTTCACTTCATAAGGTGGAATACTTCAAGGATGACCCTCTCCCACTTTCATACGGTAAGGGTAACGGATTTATCCCAGGCTTGGGAAGAACCTCACAGAGTGACGAAATGCCTATCAAAAGGCTCTATGTGCAAGGTGGAGAGGATAATATCGACCGCTCGAAATATGGCTCTCAGTATCTGCTTTTGCCTAAGTCTCAAACTCTCGAATATGAGGGCAGGACTTACAAGACGGATGCGGACGGTCTATATATTGAGCGTGTGGATAAGATTTCGGATGCAGTCAAGGAAGACTCCCTCGATTGCGATGAGTTCTATCCATCAAGAATAGGTATCGTGTCAAAGGTGGAGATTATAAATGAGGATAAGAATTTCTATGACATTATAGACAATAACATCCCATCCGATTTGAATTACAATGACTACATCATTGCAGGAGAAACCCCTACGCTCATATTCCAATCTGGAATGCTTGCAGGAAGAGAATTTGAGTTCAAGTATAAGCACGCAGAGCGTAGGTTTGAGTTAGTGCCTATGGAAGAGGACGGTCAGACTTTTCCAAGCAAGGACTTTCCTATAAATAGTCTCGACACTTATGCCGTCTTTGGCATCATGCTCCCTCAGTCCTATATTTGCGACAATACTCAAAAGGTAGGCGCATCATGGGATATGTTTAGGGAAGCGGTCAAGTATATGTATGAGCATGAGGAACAGAAATTCACGTTTACAGGAACTTTGCAAGGTCTATGGTCAAAGCGTAATTGGTTACGTGTGGGCGGTCGTTTGAAAGTTGGTGGATATATTCTATTCTCTGATACGCAATTCGCCAAGGATGGTGTATCTATACGTATCACAGGCATCAAGGATTATTTGAGTTCGCCTTACTCCCCTACGATTGAGCTTTCAAGTTCAGTATCGGGCAGTTCCGTTGCTTCTGACCTCAAAAAGATAGACAATACAGAAGTTGTCATTGATGATACCAAAAAGGACATCATGCAGTACACAAAGAGACGATTTAGGGATGCAAAGGAAACAATATCAATGCTCAATGACTCCCTATTGAATTTCTCTCAGTCCGTCAGTCCTATCACGGTGCAGACAATGGCGATGCTCGTAGGTGATGAGAGTCTGCAATTTCGATTTGTTGAGAGTAAATCAAAACTCTCTCCTATTGAGTTCCTAATCACCTATGACAATGCGGTAAAGCAGCTACATTGCCCACATGGTTATTTGCAACACATGACCCTCGGCATATCGACCATATCAAGCATTCATGCGGATAGTGAGTATAAGGTTTGGGAAGTTGCAGAGTATCTTTCTCCTGTGCTTGATGATGATAGCAAGAAATACTACCTTTATGCCAAAGTAAGCCGTACAGACACCAACGCAAAGGGCGAGTTTACACTCTCAGAAACTGCTATTGATATGGATGCGGTGGACGGATATTATTATCTTTTGGTCGGCATCCTCAATAGTGCCTATGAGGATGAACGTAGCTATGTCAATTTGTATGGCTTCACTGAGATACTTCCATCTCGTATCACTACCGATAAGGTGGTTAGTGCAGATGGTAAGAGTTGGCTCGACTTGAATACAGGAGCGATGAAACTTGGTGATAAGTTATCTTATGTCGATGATGTTTTATATCTTGATTTCCTTTTTGTTAATGGTGCGCATATTGGTGATTGGCGTATCAAAGATGGAAAAATTGTATCGACACTTGAACAAGGTAATGTAATCACTTTGGATGCTCTAAGAGGTCTCATCTCTTTGGAAACGAATACAAATGGCGGTGAGTATAATCTCGGCAGTAATAGTTATGGGTCTAAGATTTCTTTGAGCTTGGATAATGGAACTATTGAGGTTAGGGCTAAAAATTCTCCATCATATTCAACAGGTACTGCTTATATGTCACCAACAGGCATATTCGCAAATCTTGCTGAAACAGATGGTATGCCATCGTCACCTGGATATACACAAAGAGGGGCTATCGTTGGTTTGGGTTTTGCAAATCTTAATAAAAGAGATTGGTCTATGAATGAAGATGAAAGCCTTGTGGCTGGAGTCTATGGACGAGCATCAAACGATGGTACTGCTCCTGCTTATGGTGGTTTCTTCTACAATCTTAAAGCATGTGGCTTTGCAAAAAGTACATTCTATTTCACGGATAGTAAAGACGGATATTCTTTATCCAAGACACAGACAACGGTTATCGGACTTATTAACAAGGATAAAACAAACACTATATATCTCCCATCAAATGCCTATGAGGGTATGGAAGTAGAGTTTATCCAAATGGGGCAAGGAGTCACACGAATAGATACAAAAGACGGAACACATATCTACGATGATGACTCTGAAAATGAATACTATGATTGCCCATGTGGATGGGTCACGGTATGCCGCAGAGTTACATATTCAATAAACAAGGTGAATTATGACATTTGGGCAGTTCACCAATATCACTTTAAGTAATTAGGACTATGCAAGTATTTGGATATATAGAAAATGGCATCCTCTTTACAAAAGAGATTGAGCCAATCATTACAAAACGTAAAATTGCAGATGATATAATTGAAACTATTACCATTTCAGAAGAAGAACAAATCGCAAATCTACCATCTGAATGGAAAAAGGTTGACGATATAGATACATCTAAAATTAAAACGGATGATGGTTATATAATTCGTGTTACTCCATTTGATAATGGAGATAGCATATCTTACAAATATGAAAAGGTGATTGATACTCAAAAGAAAAAGAAAGAAATTGCCACATTAAAGCAACAACTTTCTGATACAGATTATCAAGTAACTAAATGTTATGAGGCTACGCTTATCGGTGAAACATTACCCTATGATATTGTCACCTTGCATAAAGAAAGGCAGTCAATCAGAGAAAAAATCAATGAATTGGAAGCCGATTTGTTAGAAATTCTAAATATTAGTGCTTAATACGCACTAATATTTGTGTTTTTGTAGCCAATTATAAATTATTAAGGTATGAAAAAGATATTGGAATGGCTCAAATTGAGCAACCGATGGAAACATCTCATCGGTGGGGTCTTGATTGGGCTTGGGGCTGACGATTGGTATTGTGCCTGTTATACGGGTGCGGGTGTGGGGGCTGCCCTTGAACTGAAAGACGTTCTTTATGGCGGCTCTTGGGATTGGATAGACTTCGCCCTGACAGCGGGCGGGGCGGTTGTCGGACATTCAATCAGGGCTGTGCTATGAATGAGGTTCAACAAGTTACAGAGATAGCCAAAGGCATAAGCGACTATGGCTTAATGGCTGTCACGGCGGCTTTCTTTCTTTTTCTGTCGGCGGTGATGATGATAGCCATTTTCAGATGGTTCAAATCAATGATTAACCGCATGTTAGAACAGCAAGAATGCCTGAGACAGTTGTTAGACATTCTTCAAGACAACAACGCAGCGATAAAAAACCTTGCTGAACGTCTTGAACCTGAGACACAGATGCGCATCAGAAACCTGACGGGCTTTGCCTTTGACCTCACGGTGGAACAGGTCTGCCGCCTTATTAAGAGGGTCAGAAAAGAAAACCACATCATCGACCATGAGGCAACGGCAGAGAAGATACGAAAGTCTCTCAAAGTCATTCATGAAGACAGAAACAGCCGCTTTGACCCGTTCACATACCACGGGAAACCGCTGTCAGACTTCTGCGCCCCTGAATGGGTTGAAGACGTGGCAAAGGTCGTTGAGAGTGAAATCTACAATGCGGACGGAGAAAACAACGCCCGTGCTTACACGAATGTTAAACTTGCGTATGATAACATCAAAACAGAGTTTTATCAACGCTTAAACGGTTAAAATGATATGATAGTAATTATTGACAACGGTCACGGAGAAGACACAGCGGGCAAGCGTTCTCCTGACGGAAGATTGAGAGAGTACGCCTACGCCCGTGAGATTGCCAAGCGTCTGCAGTGTGCTTTATGCCATGAGCTTGGGGCGGGTCACGTTTTTCTCTTGACCCCTGAAAGAAACGACATCAGCCTGAAAGAACGCTGTCAGAGGGCGAACAACCTCTGCAAGGCTCACGGGGCTTCAAACGCTCTGTTGGTCTCAATTCACAACAACGCAGCGGGGGCTGACGGCAAATGGCATGAAGCCCGTGGGTGGTCGGCACACGTCTCTCTGAACGCCTCTCAAAAGAGTAAGACGCTCGCAACGTGTCTTGCTCAGGCGGCAGAGAAAAACGGGCTGAGAGTGAGAAAATACACGCCACAGCAGCCGTTCATCACTCAGAACCTCGCTATCTGCCGAGATACAAGCTGCCCCGCCGTTCTGACTGAGAACCTTTTTCAGGACAACAAAGAAGACGTAGATTTTCTTCTGAGTGAAGAGGGTAAGCAGCTCATTACAAAGGTTCATGTGGACGGCATTCTGTCTTATATCAAAAGCGTGAAGAAATGACAAAGAAACTGTTCATCTTATTGGCGGCGGTCTCACTCATGTGGGGCTGCTGCCCTTGCAGAAACCTGACAACAGAAACAGACCGTCAGGACAGCACCCGTGTTGAGGTCAGGACGCAGACAATTCTCGTTCCTGATACGGTCTTTCTTGAAATACCCGCTCAGACGGCAGAGCGCACAACCCGTGACAGCGTTTCACACCTTGAAAACGAATATGCCACCTCTGACGCTCGCATCAACCCTGACGGCTCTCTGTTTCACGATCTGCGGACAAAGCCTCAGAAGAAAGCCATTGAGACGGACAAGAAGATTGAAAAACGGGACAGCATAGTTTATCGGGACAGATACCTGAAAGTCAAAGAAAAAGTTTCTGTTCCCCGTGACCTGACAAAGTTTCAGAAATGTGAAATCTTCGGTTTTTGGTTCTTGTTGGCAATCTTTGCCTTGGTTGTGTACCTGAAACGGCTTCAAAAACAGTGAAAACGCTAAAAATGATTAAGGCGTAAGCACAAAAATCGGAAATTCTGTCGGAATTAAAAAAGAAATTCTTACCTTTGTGACAAAATTTGAAAATATAGCGTTTGCTATTGTTTTGAGGGTCAAGAAAATCGCCAAAATTTCAGACAGCCTTAAAAGCAATGGTAGATGCCCACGTATATCGTGGGCATTTTCCTTGTAGGCTGTTCGGGTGTTTGGCGATACCTCTTGACCGACAAGGGGATTCCCACGTTTTTACGTTGGGTCTCTGTGACAACGGCGAGCCGTGTTTTGCAAAGGTACAGAGTTTTAACGTAAAAACAGCAGATATGGATTTCAAAGATTCGATTAAACAAATATCTGAGCGCATTGAAAGTCTGAAAGACAACTTGAAGACAGAAGAAGCAACGAAGACGGCTCTCATTCTGCCTTTCCTGAGTGCTCTCGGCTATGACGTGTTCAACCCGTTGGAGGTGTTACCTGAAATGAGTTGTGACATCGGTATGAAAAAGGGCGAGAAGATTGACTACGCCATTCTGAAAGACGGCGAGCCGATTATTCTCATTGAGTGTAAACATTGGGAGCAAGACCTGAACCTTTATGACAACCAACTGATACGCTATTTTAACGTGTCAAAGGCAAAGTTCGGGGTCTTGACAAACGGCATAATATACAAGTTCTACACAGACCTTGCCGAGCCTAATAAAATGGACGAGAAACCGTTCTTGGAAGTGAACCTCCTTGAAATGAAAGACGCTCAGGTCGAAGAGTTGAAGAAGTTTCACAGGTCTTATTTTGACGTTGACAACATTCTCAGTTCGGCAAGCGAGCTGAAATATATGGGCGAACTCAAAACCGCCATTTCAAAAGAGTTCGCGAACCCCTCTCCTGACTTTGTGAGGTTCTTCGGGAAACAGGTCTATGACGGCGTTTTCTCCCAAAAGGTTCTTGAACAGTTCACAGCCCTGACAAAACGTACAATCGGCAGTTATATAAACGACATTATTTCTGACCGTCTGAAAGCGGCAATCAAGACAGATGAAGAAGCAACCGCCACAGAACAGAAGACCGCCGAGAAGACAGAAGAACAGCCCACAGAGCCTGAGACAAACGAGGACGGCATTGTGACAACAGAAGAAGAGTTGGAGGCGTTCTTCATCGTGAAGTCTATTATCCGCAGCGTTGTGACCTCTGACCGCATCACATACAAGGATACACGATCATACTTCGGGGTTCAGATTGACAACAATGTGCGAAAGACTGTTGTCCGCTTCTACTTCAACCAACCGAAGAACAAGCGCATTGCCATTATCTCAGAAGACAAGTCAGAACGTATGTATAAGGTTCAGACCCTTGACGAGATATACAACTACGCAGATGAACTGACAGAAACGGCGAAGAGATACGTCTAAACAGACCAACAGCGATTGCGCCCGTATGTCGGCGTAAGTTTGTTCAGGTGATAACTTACACGAGATTGAAAAGTAAAGCCCACATGCGGCGTATTCGAGAAAAATAACTATCTTTGCCCTCAGAGGGCTTGAAGAGGGGTCGAAAAGCCCCTCTTTTTGCATATTTGTTGCTGTTTTGTTGCTCTGACTGACTGTTAAACAGTCAAACCTCGTTATAAATCACTGATTTACAAGTCATAACAAAAGTACTGCGTGGGCAAGTAACCTTTCTGCATCGGAAAGTAAGTTTATATTTTAACAAATCAAGTCAAGTATAAAACGGGTGTAACTATTGAGAAACAAGGCTTTATAAATCAATGTTTTGCGGTTTATGAAAAAAGTTTTGGTATTTCGCAATAATTACACCCGTTTTGTCGTTATTTTGTTGTTCCTTTGTTGCTCTCAATCTCAGAGCAACAAAAACAACAACAGAGAGCAACAAACCAAAACGACAGCAGTATGGAGAAATCAAAAGAACCAATCAGGCTCAGACAGAGGAAAACGCCTAACGGCTTGACCTCTCTCTACCTTGACATTTATCTGAACGGCAAAAGGTCTTATGAGTATCTGCGCCTCTACCTCGTTCCTGAAAAGACCCGTGAAGACAAGAAGAAGAACAAAGAGACGCTGCAGCTTGCCGAGGCTATAAGGGCGAAGCGTGTTGTCGAACTCAGAAACGGGGAGTTCGGCTTCAAGAGTGATTACGCCGAGGAAACGCTGTTCTTCGACTATTATGAAAAGTTATGTGAGAAGCGTTTTCACGCCCCTGACAACAAATCGAATTGGGGAAACTGGCGTTCGTGTCTGAAACATCTTGAAAAGTATGAGCCGAACCGAAAAATCACGTTTGCCGAAATAACGACAGAATGGGTTCAGGGCTTCAAAGAGTATTTAGAGAATGAAGCGTGTGCGTGGGGCAATGACTACCGAGACCGCATCAAAGACCATAAACTTTCAAGAAACTCAAAACTGAGTTATTTCAACAAGCTGCGGGCGTGTCTCAATCAGGCATTTGATGAAAGAATTATCAGGAACAATCCAATGCGTGGCGTTGAGAATTTCAAGGCAGAGGAAGGCACGCGCATGTACCTTACAATAGATGAAGTGAAGAAGCTCGCCGAGATAGAATGTGAATACCCGAAAATCAAACGGGCTTTTCTGTTTTCATGCCTGACGGGTCTCAGACGGTCAGACATCTTGAAAATGACGTGGGCAGAGGTTCAAGAACAGTCAGGCTTTACCCGCATCATCTTCCGTCAGAAGAAAACAGGCGGTCAGGAATACCTCGACATAACACCTCAGGCGGCTGAACTTATGGGAGAGAGAGGAAAGCCAAACGAACCTGTCTTCACAGACATTCACAGCCCGTCTTGCACGAATGAGGCTATAAAGCGGTGGGTGCTCAGGGCGGGCATAAAGAAAGAGATAACTTTTCATTGCGCCCGTCATACGTTTGCGGTCATGATGCTTGACCTCGGAACGGACATTTACACAGTCTCAAAATTGTTGGGACATCGTGAACTGAACACAACTCAGATATACGCCAAGGTTCTTGACAAGAACAAACAGGCGGCTGTTTCAAACATACCGACTATACTCCCTCCCCTGACTGAAAAGCCTGACGGGGACAAATGACATAGAGCGGCGCAAAGGGTTATTTCTTTCCCTCTGTGCCGCTTTTGTCTTTCTTATATAAAAGTATATCTCCTCGCCCCGTCAAGAGCCATGTGGCTGAAACGCCGTAGTCATTGACAAGGTATGTGAGCCACGCCGCCTGAAAGATGTCCCGTGAGGGGTCTTTCTCTAACGTGTTCATGTTCCAACGGTTTATTTCATGCGCCCGTGTGAACGTCTGTTTTCCCCTGATTATCTTTTCGTCTTTGAGATAGCGCAGAGCCTCAAAGAAACGCTTTATTACCTTTTGGCTGTCTTCTGTCTGCATTGTTCTTCTGATATTAAGTTAGCGGCTCTGAACCTTTCATTTATTTCGTTCTCACGCTCTGTCAGGCGTTCTTGCCAACGGCTCTCTGCGTCAGGCGTGAACACAGGCTTTCTCCCCTCTTTGACGGCGGTCTCAAACTCTCTGACCTCTTCTCCTGACATATATGGTATATACTTGTCAAGGTCTAAAAGAGCCTGAATGTGGTTCATCGTCTCACGTTGAAGAGAGAAGAGTTTGCCGATTTCAAGCATTTCTCCCGTGCCGAAGAGAAACCAACGGGCGTTTATCTCAGGCAGCTTTTCAAGAACTGTCAGAATTGGCTGCACACCGAAATTCTCGCCTCTCAACATCTTTGACAGATATTGTGGCGACCACCCCATAAGCTCGGCAAACGGTATTTTCTTTCCCCCTGTCTTATATCTGATTATTTCTTCTAATCTTTCGTTCATATCTTTTGACCTCTTTAATATTTTGGTATTTTCTGTTCAACCCCACAGAACTTGACTACACGGCAGCGGCAGAGGAGGCATTGTCTTCCTGACGGGCAACCGCTTTTTTATTCTCGGCGATCTGCTCTTTCAAAAGGTTCATCAGTTCATCAATTTGCCTATCCTTTGATGCAAGGCTCTGTGCCTGTTGTTGAAGAACAGCCCACACGTCTTTCTGAATTGTCACGCCGTTTTCACTGTTCAGGTTAGTTTCAGGCTCATTCTTGAACATTTCTCCCTCGCCTGTCAAAATCCAAACTTCGTTTATATTTTCATCAAGTCGGCAGAGTTTTTTTGCAAACTTGTCTGATAAAGGCACACGCCCGTTCACAATCTGAGAGAATGAAGACTTTGTGTAACCCATTATCTCAGAGAGTTCTCGGTCGTTCTCTGCTACGCCTTTGTAGAGCAGCCAATTAATGGCTTTTCTTATTCTCTGTATCTCCGTCATACGCTTAATTAAAGTTAAAAATCGCAATTTTCTTTCGGAAAATTCTTCTAAAAGCGAAATTTAGTTTATATTTGCACACAGTTACGGTTAAATAACCGCACAAAGATACGAAATAAGAATTAAAATCGGAAATAAACCGATAAGTAAAATCGAAATTTTAACAAGAATTATGGCAGAAATGATTTTAAAAACGGATTGCCAAAAAGAGCGTGAAGCACGTGACAGGGCAATTTACGATGACTACAACAGCCTGATGGCGGTCAAGGGTCAGAGCAAAATGATGGTCATTCAGCACCTCATGGGCAAGTACAACGTTCACAGCATGGGGACGATTTACGTTATCCTGAAACGTGTTGAAGAAAGCCTGAAAACGGAGGAGGTGTAAGCGTATGGCAAGCAAAGAAGCGAACAAGGCGAAGTATCAGTACAACAAGAAGTACATGGAGGCATATTGGGAACGCCGAGCGCAGCGTGAGAACGGTCAAGTAGAGACCGTGAAGCGGCGTGAGAAGTCTGTGACGCTCTCAACAAACGACAAAGACTTCTTCCCTGAACTCGCCAAAATGGACGTTGATACCTCAGTCAAACGTGAGGGGCGTTCGGACGCAAAGTACATCAAGGCACTTGAAGACGCTAACAGAATGTACAGAAGTGAGAACAAACGCCTGATTAGGCTTCTGACAAAGTATCAGGAGGTAATCAAGCTCGGTTTAACAGCATTAAAGCAAAAAGAAGATGAAGAAATCTAAGGTTTTCAAATGGGTGTTGTTGCTCGCCCTCGCCACATGGTTCACTTTCTCTTTTATCGTGCTTATCGGCGAGGAAGACCCGAAGAACCCTTTGACCCTCATTCAGTTTTTCTTTATGAAAGCGGGGGCGTTGGCAAGCACAATCGTGACAGGGTTCTGTTTCGCGAGGTTGTACGAAAAGGGGTTCTTGCCTGACCTCTCAAAACTGATTGAGGAGGAATAGCCTATGTGTGAAGTTTGTCACGGACACCCAGGCTGCCCCGTCTGTTCTCCCGAGCCACGAATGATTGAGTGCGCCGCCTGTCAGGGTCAGGGCTATGTATGGTATCGATACGACCTTGAAGAGGATAGAGAAACAGAAGTGACGGAGAAAGAGTTCAACGCTCTGCCCGCTGACGAGACCGAAGCCATTGAGAAAGGGCTGCGCTATTGTCAGGGCGAAAAAGAAACGTGTTCTGTCTGTGACGGAACGGGCGAGGTTGAGGATTATGAACTTTATGAACCCGAATGGGACGATTGACTTATGAGCGTAACACTTGAAGAAATGAACGAGAAGCTCGACCGTATCGGCGAGTTGGCTCTGATAAGCGCAAAGACGGTTCTTGACCTGAACGAAGCTGCCCTGTTCACGGGGTTCAGCACGGGACACCTCTATCGCCTGACATCAGGGCGACAGATACCGCACTTCAAGAAGAACCGCAAACTTTATTTCAAAAAGTCTGACCTTGAAGCATGGATGTGCGACAACAGAGTTCAGACCGAGAAAGAGATAAACTGCAAGGCAGCAACATATTGTTCAACCCACAAAAGATAAAGTCTATGGGAGAGAGAATAAACAGCCACCTGAGGCTTATTCGTGAACGTCTTCTTTCAGGCGGTTCTATAACACCCCTTGAAGCCCTGAGGGACTTTGGCTGTTATCGCCTAGCCTCTCGTATAAGTGACCTCAAAAAAGAGGGTCTGAACATCAAGAAGACAATGGAGAAAAGCGTCAGCCGTGTGACGGGTCTCACGGTCAGATACGCAAGATATTTTTTAAGCCCGAAGAAATGAAGCAACGCCCGAAGCATAAAGAGGGCATAAAATAACAAATAAAATGGAAGAAATCATCGAAGTAAAACAGGCTGATATGCTCCAAGCTCTCAACCGAGCTGACATTGACGCACAGGTTGCCACGGCACACGCCTACCCCCGTGACATCAACAGAGTTTTGAACACCATTGAGACGCTCGCGACTATGGATCAAGAGACCGCCGAAGACTGTTTCTACGTTCTGAGACGCAAAGACAAGGACGGCAACGACAGCGTCATTGAGGGTCTTTCAGTTCGCATGGCTGAGATTATCGCCAACGCATGGACGAACCTCAGGGTCGCGACCCGCATCATCGGCAATGACGGGCGTATGATAACGGCTCAGGCTGTTTGTCACGACCTTGAAACCAACGTTGCGGTCTGCAAAGAGGTCAAAAGAAGTATCGTCACAAATAAAGGCTACACGTTCAGTCAGGATATGCAAGTTGTGACGGGCAACGCCGCCGCTTCTATCGCCCTGAGAAACGCCGTACTGACGGTTATCCCAAAGGCTGTCACAAAGCGCATCATCAACAACGTGAAAAAGGTTGCGCTCGGTCAGTCTATTGACCTTGAAACAAGCCGTCAGAACGTCATTCAGTATTTCGCCAAATTGGGCGTTAAGGAGGAGCAGCTTTTCTTCTACCTCGGCGTGAAGAGCGTTCAGGAGATTGACAAACAGAAAATCTTCGAACTCAGAGCGACAGCCAACGCAATCAAAGAGGGAACAACAACCGTTGAAGAGTGTTTCGTGAAGCCCGCCATTGAAGCCAAGAAACAGGCTGACGCAGTGAAGAAGACAAACAGCGCACAAGACAGAGCCGCTGCCGCTATCGCTCAGGCAACGGGCGCAAAAGCCCCTGAGGGTGTTGACCCTGAGGGTGTTGACCCTGAGGGTGTTGACCCTGAGGGTGTTGACCCTGAGACGGGCGAAATAAAACATCCCGCTGCCGAGAACTCAAAGAAGACATCAAAGACACCAACTAAAAAATAACAGCATTTATGGAAATCAAGATTGAAAACGCAAAGGCTGCTTTGAAAACAGCCGATGAAAGCGTCAAAAAAGTTCTTCTCGCTCTCTTACCCGAATTGAAAGAGACAGAGGCACAGGCAGCCGCAAATCGCCCAATTACAGAACGTGTGAAGACCTTTGAGGACGCTTGCCGTGAGTTGGGAGAAGACCACCCCTTTGTTCTCGCTTATCAGAACACAAATCTGCGTGACCCCGAGGTTGCAGAGGATAACAGAGACATTCTCGCATACTTGAAGCTCCGCATCATCGTCGCCGCCCTGAATGAGGGTTGGAAGCCTCAGTTAACAGAAGACGAGTGGCGTTGGTATCCTTGGTTCACGCTATGGACGGAAGAAGAACTGTCAGAGAAGAGTGACGAGTGGAAAGCCGACCGACACATCATATCAACAGGCGACTATTCAGGAGACTATGCGGGCTTCGCCTTTGCGGGCTCGGATAACGCCCCCTCGAATTCGGCTACGTACTTCGGTTCTCGCCTTTGCTTTAAGAGCGAAGCTCTCGCCACGTATTGCGGCAAACAATTCATCAGCCTTTGGGCTGACTTCAACATGATTAAGAAATAACAAGTTAAACCCTCAAAATAACAGCAAAATGAAAGATATTGAGAAAATCATCGCAGACCTCCAAGCATGGGTCGAAGAAGACAAGGAGAACAGAGCAATCGCACTTGTTGCGGTTCAGAAGACAGAAGACAAAGAAGATGGCTACCGCTCTCAGCAGCATACCGTAACTCATGGTATCATGGGCTTTCTCGTTGACGCTTTTCAGAAAGTTCTGAATGACAAAGACCCTGAGAACGGCTTGCATAAGGTCTTGAAGCACGCCATACGCCGTGAAGCAATGACGGGTTTCATAGAGTTTGCCGACCGTCTGTTGAAGAAGAGCGACAAGAAGTCAGAGAACAGTTCAGAAGAGGGAAAGGAGGCTGACCATGAGTAATCAGGTTATCAGACCGAAAGACCGCACAGAGTGGTTGAAATATCGCGAGAGCGGTATCGGTTCATCAGAGGTTGCGACAATCGTAGGGCTGAACCCATGGGAAACGCCTTATCAGTTATGGAGACGCAAGAAAGGTCTTGACCCCGCAAAACAGGAGAACTTCGCAATGAAAGCGGGTCATTATCTTGAAGACGCAGTTGCTCAGTTCTTCAAAGACGAGACGGGCTGCGAGATAATCAAACGTTCTGCCATTGATTGGATGATAATCAACACAGAGAAGCCGTATATGCGTGTCAGCCCTGACCGCACGTATTGGCTCAACGGTCTCCCCCACAACGCTCATAACAAGGGTATCTTGGAGTGTAAGACAACGCAAATGAGTATTGACCCCGAAGACCTCCCAAAGCATTGGTTCTGTCAGGTTCAGTATCAGCTCGGAGTTGCGGAACTTCAAGAGGCTTCACTTGCATGGCTTTGTTCAGGGCGTGAGTTCGGCTACAAGAACCTGACCTTTGTTCCTGACTTCTTCAAATGGCTCTGTGAAGAGGTTGACCGCTTTTGGATTGACTACATTCAGGGGGACAAAGAACCTGACCCGCAGAACGCCAAGGACATTCTCTTGAAGTTCAACAAGCACACGGGCGGCAAGGTCATTGAGACAACTGACGAGATTTTTCAGGCTTATTCAGACCTGAAAGACGTGAAGCAGCAGCTCGCAGAACTCTCTGACCGCAAGACCGAGCTTGAAGAGAAGATAAAGCTCGGCTTCGGAGACGCAGAAGCCCTGAGCTACGGCGGCGATACAATCGCAACATGGAAAAGCCCCAAGCCCTCAGAGAAGTTTGACGACAAGGCTTTCAAGGCTGACCACCCCGACCTCTTCAAAGAGTATGCTAAGAAGGTTCAGGGCGCAAGGCGTTTTCTCTTGAAGTGATTACAATGTAATCGTATAACCGAAACAGACAGATGAACAGAAAGAACAAATAACATATAAAACTCCGCTCATGGGTGAGAGCAGCCGAAAGGTCTCTCAACGCAAGCTGTTATGCGTGGTTAGCCCTGTCAGCGGGGTTTTCTCAGATAGACAAAGATACAAAATGATACAGTTACGTTCAAATCAGGTTGAACCGATAGAAAAGGCTATCAGTTTCTTTCAAGAGAAGAAGCCGAAGCCCTCTTTGATTGTTCTCCCGACAGCATGGGGAAAATCAATTCTGACAGCCTTTGTCGCGAAGAACACGAACGATAAAATGATTGTTCTTCAACCCTCAAAAGAGTTGTTGGAACAGAACTATTTGAAGTATGTGAACCTCTGTGACGGGTTCGCAAATGCGGGTATATACAGCGCAAGTTTCGGGAGCAAGGAAATCGCTCAGATAACCTACGCAACGATAGGTTCAATCAAGACGCTCGGGGCGAAGTTCAAGGCTCTCGGCTTCACAAAAATGCTGATAGACGAGGCTCACCTCTTCCCCCGTGAGGCTGACAGCATGCTCGGCACGTTTCTCAAAGAGAGCGGCATCACTCACGTTCTCGGCATAACGGCGACACCTGTCAAGCTACAGACGGGCAGAGACCAATTCGGACAGAATTATTCAAAGCTCGTCATGCTGACATCAAGAAGCAAAAAGGGAAATTTCTTCAAAGACATTATCCATGTCGGTCAGGTCTCAGAAATGGTGCGCCTCGGCTTTTGGTCTCCCCTGACTTATGAGGCTTCACAGTTTGACGACAGCCAACTTGTCTTCAACAGTTCAAAAAGCGAGTACACGGAGGACAGCGTTCAAAGGGCTTTTGAAGAGAACGGCGGCACACAGACGATTGTCAACGCTCTTGACGCTCACCCTGAACGGCAGCACATTCTCGCCTTTGCCCCCTCAGTTCAGGACGCTATCAGTCTCTCAGAGCATTATCCGAACTCGGCTGTCATATACGGCGATATGGATAAGCGTGAGAGGGCTTCAATCATTGAGCGTTTCAGAAAGGGCGAAATACGGGTCATATTTAACGTGAGAGTGCTTTCAACGGGCTTTGACTATACAGGTATCGATTGCATTGTTTTAGGCGTTTCTACGGCTTCTATCGCCCTCTATTATCAAATCATCGGACGAGCCACCCGTATTGACCCTCAGAAGAAAGACGCTCTGATAGTTGACCTCGGCGGCAACGTTCAGCGTTTCGGGCGTGTTGAAGACCTGACCTTTGAGAAAGGCAGAATGTGGCGTTTGTTCGGTTCAGGCGGGCGGCTGCTCTCAGGCATACCAATCGCAGACATCGGTCAGTACACCCGTGAGGACACTCAGGCTATTGACGCTCAGGCGGCGCAGCCCATTCAGGTTATGCCTTTCGGCAAATATAAGGGGGAAAAGATAAGCAATATCCCTCTTGACTACCGCAAATGGATGATAAGGGCTTTTGAGTGGAACAGCCGAAACGTGAAACTGAAAAAATCAATCATGGCAACCCTTTAATCAAGACAACATTATGGCAAGACCAAAACGAAAGACAGTTGACTATTACCCGCATTATGTGAAATGCGGGCGCACGATCTACATTCTTGAAGCCCGCTTCGGGAATGACGGTTATGCTTTTTGGTTCAAGGTTCTTGAAGTTCTCGGGGAGAGCGAGGGGCATTTCTATGACTGTTCTGTTTCTTCAAATTGGGAATATCTTCTTGCAAAGACACGGGTCAACGCTCAGACAGCGACAGAAATAATCGGGGTTCTTATCAACCTCGGCAAAATTGACAAAGAGCTATGGGAAAAGAACCGTGTTATTTGGATAGAGAATTTTGTCAACAATCTCACAGAGGTTTACAGAACCCGCCGAACGGAATTGCCTCAAAAGCCTGTTTTCAAAGAAGAAAAACAACAGCCTGAAAAGGTTATCTCCGAGAAAACCCCTGATAAAGAGCCGTTAAAAGAGATAAAACCCGCCAAAGGAGAGAAGAGTAAAGGAGAGGAGAGCAAAGAGAAATATCCTTATCAGGATATAGTCGCCATGTGGAACTCTGTCTGTCTCTCATGCCCAAAGGTTCTCAAAGTCACAGAGGCGAGAAAACAGAAAATGAAGACCCGCTTTCAAGAGTTCGGCGTGAAGCGTGAAGAACTGACAGACTTCGTGATGCGCCTCTTTCAGCGTGTTCAGGCTTCTGACTTTCTCACGGGGCGCAGCACTGACAAAATGGGTTGGGTTGCAAATTTTGATTGGGTCTTTGAGAATGAGAAAAACTGGGTCAAGGTCTCTGAGGGCAACTACGACAACAAGAGGGGCGGCGGTTCAAACACGGCACAGAAGCCCGTACAAGCCGCTGACGGCTCTCAGGTTCAGTTGGGCGTTGGGGAATACATAGACGGCTCAGGGCGGCGCACATACGGCACGGGGCGGGCTAATATCCCAATGACGGCAGCACCCCGCCCGTCTGAGCGTTATTCATGGGACGCTGCTTCACATACATGGATTTTGCAATGAAACAGAAGAAAACGGACATCAGCCTTGAAGAAAAGGCAAGGCGGGCAAACGGTCTCAGCCGTTCTTGCTCAAAGTGTAATCATTTCCCCTGTTCAGAAGTCTTTTCAAGGCTCTGCAGCGAGGCTTTTATTGAGGGCTTCAAAAAGGGTTATCAAAAACACAGAAAGAAATTATCAAAATGAAAAGTTATTCAGACTTCGGCATAAATATCCCCTACGGGCGTACATCGGGAAAGGTCAAGACCTATTGCCCGAAATGTCACGACCAAAGGCATGACAGACGCGACAAAAGTCTTTCTGTTGACCTTGACAAAGGTCTTTGGAATTGTCATTATTGCGGTTGGGGCGGGTCTCTTGAAACAAAAGAGCCTTGGGAGCGTGAAGAACGCCCGTGGCATAACTACGCTCCGATAAAGCGTCAGAAGCCTGTCTACAAGAAGCCCCCTCAGCACGCTTTGACGGCTGTCAGCGAGAGAGCCTTGAAGTGGTTTGAGGGAAGAGGAATAAGCGCAGCGACCCTGAACGCTCTGAAAGTCTCAGAGGGCATGGAATGGATGCCGCAGAACAACGCTCAGTCGAACACGGTTCAGTTTAACTACTTCCTGAACGGTCAGCTCGTCAACACGAAATACCGCACGGGCGACAAGAAGTTCAAGCTCGTTTCAGGGGCGCAGCTTATCCCATACAACATTGACGCGATCAAGGGTCAGAAAGAGTGTATCGTGACAGAGGGCGAAATGGACGCTCTCTCATTCTACGAGATTGGCTTTCATAACGTTGTCAGCGTTCCGAACGGGGCTAACGCAAACCTTGAATACCTTGACGATTTCATCGAAGAATATTTTGACGACAAAGAGACAATTTTCATAGCCTCTGACACAGACACAAAGGGCGTTCTCCTGAAAGACGAGCTTTTGAGACGCTTCGGGGCTGAACGCTGCCGAATACTTGACTACGGTCAGGACTGCAAAGACGCTAACGAGGTCTTGATGAAGTACGGGGCGGCGGCTCTGAAAAAATGTCTGTCAGAAGCTCCCGAGGTCAAGTTGGAGGGGGTCTTCACGGTCTCTGACTTCGAATCGAACCTTGACGCTCTCTTTGAACACGGTATGCAGAAAGGCGCAACGATAGGGCTTGAAAACCTTGACCGCCTTATTTCATTTGAGACGAAACGCATCTGTGTCGTGACGGGTATTCCTGGCTCGGGTAAGTCTGAGTTCATTGACCAAATCGCCGAGAGGCTCAACATGCGCTACGGGTGGAAATTCGCGTATTTCAGCCCTGAGAACGCCCCGCTCGAATACCATGCTTCAAAACTGATTGAGAAGTTCACGGGGCAGCACTTTGACCGTCAACACCTGACGCTCCCCGCTTACCGTCAGATAAAAGAATATCTGAACACGAACTTTTTCTTTATCAGCCCAAAGGAAGATTACAGGCTCGACACAATTCTTGAAAAAGCCCGCTTTCTTGTCAGACGGCGTGGCATAAAATGTCTTGTCATTGACCCGTACAACCGCTTGGAGGACGAGAGTGACGGACACAACGAAACAAAGTACATATCAAAGCAGCTTGACCGTCTGACGAACTTTGCACAGCGCAATGACGTTATGGTCATTCTCATGGCGCACCCGACAAAACAGTCAAAGAACAAAGACGGGGTTATCGAAGCCCCCACCCTTTATGACATCAGCGGCTCGGCGCACTTCTATAACAAAACAGACTTCGGTATTGTCGTTCACAGAAACAGAATTGACAACACGGTGGAGGTTCACGTTCAAAAGGTGAAATTCAGGCACCTCGGAGAGTGCGGAACGGCTCTCTTCAAATACAACCTGAACAACGGGCGTTACAGCCCATATACGGCGGGGGTTGAACCCGTATGGGACAACTCAAACCATCTTCAAGAGGAAATGAACAGACGGGCGAAAGAGGCGGAGGAAGCAGCGGTCTTTGACTTCACGGCTCAACCGCTTGACGAATGCCCGTTCTGACGAGATATAGGTTTAACCAAAACAGACAGACAAAATGGAAAGTGAAAAAGAATTTGAGAGCCTGAAAGACAAACTGAAAAAGTTAAAGGCTCTCGCAGAAAGAGGCTGCGGAGGAGAAGCAGAAAACGCTCAAAGGCTCTTAGAACGTCTCTGTGCCGCTAACGGCATTGACTTGGGATTACTTAACGATGAAGAAAAGAAAAGCCGTTATACGTTCAATATCGGGCGTAATCGGGTCTTTATAACTCTGTTCACGCAATGTTACTGCAAGGTCACAGATAGCTCGAAAATGAGTTACAGACAAGAATCCCGCTCTGAAATTTCTCTTGAACTCACTCAGGTTGACTATGCAGAATTGAAAGGGCTGTATGAATGGCATAAGGCGAATTTTGAAAAAGAACTTGAAGACATCAAAAAGACAATTATTCATGCTTATTGCCAAAAGCACAGACTTTACCCTGAAAGCCCCTCTGAGACCTCAAACGACAAGCCCCTGACAGAAGAGGATTTAGAAATGCTCAGAAAGGTAATGAAAATGGAGGGGCTTCTTAACGACAAGACTTATCAACACTTAATCGAAGAATGATATGGAAAGAAATAAGTTTAACCAAATAAACAGACAAAATGAAAACATTTGTGATTACACTATCAAAGACGTTCCCGAGAACGCACATTCATTCAGGGCGTGAGACTAATTTCGCTCATCTACTCGGCAACGGGTTGAACCTGACAGAAGACGGCTTGAAAATTTGCCGTCACAAAATTCACACGGTCAGGACAAACCTCCCATTATGGGAGAAACGAATTTCTGAAATACAGAGCGGGCAAGCGGTTCTCTCAATCAGAGAATGGACGGGCAGACCATACGGAAGCCCTCAGAAAGAACTCGCACGACTCACAGGTTCTGACGGCGTTGGGGTTCAGGCTCTTAAACTTAAAGACCTTTTCAGTTCGACAGTTATTGACGGAGAAAAGGTTGAATTGCCCGATTTAGCGGCGCATGACGGGCTTTCGTTCTCAGATTGGTATGATTGGTTCAGAAAGGTTGATTTAAGACAGCCAATGGCAATTATTCACTTTACAAAATTCAGATATGGAAAGACAAGTGACAGTAGAAGAAGTGAGAAGTTTTCTCTCGGCTTCTGACAGACAATTTGTGAAAGGCGGCATCAGAGTTTCCCGTGTCCGCTTCAAACGTGATGAAGAGGGCAACTGCACGGACATTCTCCTTGACTACGAACAGACTGTTTCAGAGACAGGGGAAAACAACGCTCAGGAGGGTTCAAAATGACAAAACACAGACTGACCCCGCAGACACGGACAAAAGCCCCGCAAAGGGTCTCTAACCCTCAGACAAGGGCAAGGGACAACCCTCAGGGGAAAAGACAGAGAGAAGAGAGAAAGCCGTGAACGCAAATGTTCTGAACTTTCTAACGAAATCGGAAGTTAAACCATAAAAATAAAAAGAAAATGAACATCATCAGTAAAGTGACAATCAACGGAAAGACCCGTGTCAACGGTCGCTATGTGAACCTGACAGGGCAGAATATAACAATAACAGACAGAGGCATGTTCGTGAACGGCAAGCCGATTGAAGAGTTTGACGACAGCCAAGTGCCTGTTCTCAAAATTGAGATAACGGGCAACGTTGAGAGCCTGACAACAGAGAACGGCGAGGTTACCGTGAACGGGCGTGTCGGCACAGTTGTCTCAAAGAACGGCAATGTCAACTGTCAGACGGTTGAGGGCAACGTGGAGAGCAAGAACGGCAATGTCATTGTTACAACTTGTCATGGCGATTGTGACACAAAGAACGGAAACATTATCCGCAATAATTATAATTATTCAAAATAAAAAAATATGGGAAATTACAGCATTAAGGCAAACCTCCTGAAAATAAAGGGGGCTTTTGTAACAAACCTCAAAGGCAAGACAGCCACAAGGCGTTGCCTCGTTATTGACATTGACGAGAGCGGAATGTTTCTCGGCGAGAAAGGTTGTTACCTGAACATGGCGGCGATAGAAATGAATGAGAGCCGCTACGGGGACACTCACGTTGTCAAGGTCTCACTCGCCAAGGACGTTGTTGAGAAAATGACAGAAGAAGAGCGCAAGGCAATCCCTATCCTCGGCGGTATGCACCCGCTTCAATCTCAGGCGCAGCAAATTCAGGGTCAGTTAGACGGGGCTTCTGTATGTGAGAACATGGACGATCTGCCGTTCTGATAATCATCAGGCGGGCGCAGCCTCTTCTGAGACTGACAGAAATTCAAGGGCGGGGAGTTAAATCCCCGTTCTTTTGTCCCAAAAGTCGATTGCGCCCCCACAAAAGACTTTCCAATGACGAGTGATAAATTACAGCAATCAACAAAGAAAAGCCGACAGCGGTCAAATTCGCCAAAATTAACTGACGTGTTCACGACCATTTGCAAGACCGACCTCCATGTTGTGTGTGTCAAAGAGTTCAAGTTCCACCCCGTCAGGAAATGGCGTTTTGATTACGCCATACCTGACCACAAAATCGCCCTTGAAGTTGAGGGCGGCGTATGGACGGGCGGGCGGCACACCTCTTCTGTCGGCTTTATGAAAGACATGGAGAAATACAATACGGCTACCCTCATGGGGTGGCGGGTGTTCAGAACAACGCCTGACGAGCTGTACCGCTTGAAGACCCTGAACTTGCTCAAAACGGCAATTTCAGGCGTTTTTGACCCCGAAAAGGCTTGATTTTGGGCTTTATGTGATTATATTATAATCGTTTTGAGTATTTTTGCAAACGGATAAGGTATAATAATTCAAACAGATAAAGACATGAAAACAGAAACTGTAAAACTTTCTCAGGTTCAAGTGAATGAGGCGAACCCGAGAACAATCACAAATGAGAAGTTTCAGAAACTTGTCAACAGCGTTCTTGCACTCCCGAAAATGCTTGAACTCAGACCGATTGTCGTTGACAACATGATGGTTGCCCTCGGCGGCAATATGCGTTTCAGGGCTTTGACCGCCATTTCTGACCTCTCAGAAGACGAGCTGAAAAGCCGCCTTTTCTCTATCAATGACGTGAAGAAGAAGACAGAGGGCGAACAGCAAGCCCTCCTGACACATTGGCTGCGTTGGCGTGACAGCCCGACCGCAATCATCATCAAGGCTTCGGAGCTGTCAGACGCAGAGCAGCGTGAGTTCATCATCAAGGACAACATCGGCTACGGAGAATGGGACACGGACAGCCTGACCGCACAGTGGGACAATGAAGAGTTGGTGGATTGGGGCATTGAATTCCCTGACGCTGAAAACGCCCTGAACGCTCAGAACGGGAGTGGCTCAGGCTCAGAGAAGCAGAACAGCGCACCCGAAAGCAGCCTCTTTGACCGCTTCATCGTACCGCCTTTCTCAATTCTTGATACCCGCAAGGGATATTGGCAAGACAGAAAGAAGAAGTGGTATGACATCATCGGCGATATGGGCGAGAGCCGTAACGACACCCTTGTCACGTCTCTTGAAATCAAGTACAAAGACCTCTATCAAAGAACCCGTGAACACAGAAAGGAACTCGGCATTTCTTTCAAAGAGTACATCGAAAAGTACGTCAGCCAAGAAGACCTTGAAAAAGAACAGGCGAAAATCGTTGCTCAGGGCGTTTCGATTCTTGACCCCGTTATGGCTGAAATCGTCTGCCGTTGGTTCGGTCAGGAGAACGGCAAAGCTTTTGACTGTTTTGCGGGCGATAGCGTCTTCGGCTTTGTGGCTGCTTATCTCGGCAATGACTTCACGGGCGTTGAACTGAGAGAGAAACAGGCGGCTTTGAACAACGAGCGTGTGGAGGGAATGAACGCCCGCTACATCTGCGATGACGGTCAGAACGTGGCGCAGCACATTGAGCCTGAAAGCCAAGACCTCCTGTTTTCTTGCCCGCCTTACTTTGACCTTGAAAAGTATTCAGACCTTCCGAATGATGCATCAAATCAGGGGTCATACGAGGATTTCATCAAGATTTTGGAGAACGCTTTCACGGGGGCTGTCTCTTGTCTGAAAGAAAACCGCTTCGCAGCTATCTGTGTCGGAGACGTGAGAGACAAGAACACGGGCTTTTATTATGACTTCTGCGGCGATATAAAGCGCATATTCAAGCAGAACGGAATGCGCCTTTATAATGAGATTATCTTGGTCGAACAGACCGCTTCAACGGCTCTGAGGGCTTCACGTTACATGGATAGCCGAAAGGTTGCAAAGACGCATCAGCACCTCTTGGTCTTCTTCAAGGGCGACCCGAAGAAAATCAAGAAAGAGTTCCCGAAGATTGAGTACACGGAAGAAGACCTGTCAAAGACCGATTCAGGCGAGACGGGTTCAGAGAGTGAAACAGAGTAAACAGAAACGCCATGCAAGCAAAGATTTGGAATTTCTCTCAGTGGATAAAAGAGACCGACCCGAAGCGTCTCAGGGACATTTTCGATGAAGCCCTGAAAACGTCAGGTTTCAACGTTCTCTGCTTCACTGACCACCATTTTCAGCCTCAGGGTTACACAGCCCTGTGGCTTCTGACAGAAAGCCATTTCGCCGTTCACACTTTCCCTGAGTTTGAAAAGTCGTATATTGAGCTTTCAAGTTGTAACTTGGAATTCTATCAAGAGTTCCTAAAACTGACAAAAGAACTATGAGCGCAGCACAAGATAAGAAACAAAGACAGATGAAGCTCGCCCGCCTTGAAATCGTGGCGCAGCTCTTCAAGCGTGGTTACAGCCGCCGCAAGATACGTGAAGAGGTCAAGAACCGTCTTGACCTGAAAAGCTATTCCCTCGGCACGGTTCAGAGTGACGTTCAGACATTGTTGGCTGAATGGCGTGAAGACCGTATCGAAAACACCGATGATTTGGTGCAGCTTGAACTTGAACGCATTGACGATGCAGTGCGTGAGTTGTGGGAACAGTGGGAGAAGTCAAAGACAGACTATAACAAGACACAACGCAAGCAGAAAGGCTCTCCCTCCCGTGACAGCGAGACGGGTCAGACCTTAATCAAGACGTATCAGACAGAGCGAACTGAAACAGAGGTTATCTGCCTTGGCGATGCTTCTTATATCGCCGAGATACGAAAGCAGCTTGAAGAACGCCGCAAGCTCCTCGGCTTATACGCCCCTGAAAAGAAAGACATCAACGCCAACGGCTCATTTGCCGCCTATCTCATTGAGAGCGGCATGATAGATGAAGCCGAGCAAGAGGCGGGAGAGGGCAAGGAAGACGAATAAGCCCGATTGCGGCTCTCTGTCGGCGTAAGTATTCTGAGTGGTTCACTTATCCCATTCAAAAGCGTACCGCCGACATACTCAAAATTCGGAGAAAATAACTATGGCAAAGAAACAACGGAAAGAAACTATCAAGAAACTAAGTTTTGAGGTCATAAACTCATGGCGGGCAGATTGGAATAAATTTGTCCGTGAAGCCTTTGGCGTGAACCTTGACCCCGAGCAGCAAGAAATTCTGTCAAGCGTTCAACACAACAGGCGCACGTCCGTTGCCTCAGGCACAGCCCGTGGCAAAGACTTTGTCGCCGCTTGTGCCGCCATATCGTTTCTTTATCTCACGCCCCGTTGGAGGCGCACAAAGAACGGGGGCGCAGAGTTGGTTGAGAACACGAAAGTGGCTCTGACAGCCCCGACCGACCGTCAGGTAAAGAACATCATGATGCCTGAGATTAGCCGCCTTTATAACAGAGCAAAGGCAAGAGGCATACAACTGCCAGGGCGTTTGAACGCTTATGACATCAGAACAGAAAGCGATGAATGGTTTCTGACGGGCTTCAAGGCTGACGAGAACAACCATGAAGCGTGGTCAGGTTTTCACGCCGTTCATACAATGTTTGTCGTTACCGAGGCAACGGGTATCGGCGATGATACGTTTGGGGCTATTGAGGGTAACTTGCAAGGCGACTCACGCATCTTGATTGTCTTCAACCCCAACACAACAGTCGGCTACGCTGCCCGCTCTCAGAAAGGAGACCGTTGGCACAAATACCGTCTGAACAGCCTGACAGCCCCGAACATCGTTCAGAAAAAGACCGTCATTGCGGGTCAGGTTGACTATGAGTGGGTTCAAGACAAGTTGGCGAACTGGTGTACTGAAATCAGAGAAGAAGAAGCCACGGCAGAGTTTGACGACTTTCAGTTTGAGGGCAAGTGGTATCGCCCCGAAGACCTGTTCAGAAAGAAAGTCTTGGGTAAATTCCCCAAGGTGGGCGAAGACGTTCTTATCCCTGAACAGTGGTTGGAAATCGCTCATCAGCGTTGGAAAGAGGCTCACGGGCGGCAACCCGTCACAACAGAGCCACGGATCATGGGCGTTGACGTTGCGGGCATGGGACGAGACTGTACTTGCTTTGTTGAGCGTCAGGGCTGTTGGGCTTCTGAGTTCAAGACACACAACAGCGGCGGCTCGGCTGACCACATGAAGATTGCGGGGGCTATCACAGACCGCCGCCGACATGAGATTGAAATGTACGTCAGCATTGACACAATCGGCGAGGGTGCGGGCGTGTTCTCCCGTTGTGTTGAGAATGAACGGCGTGAGAACTCTCATTACATCATCAGTTGCAAATACTCAGAGGGAGCGAAAGGCTTCAACGGCAAGAACCTGACCGACACAACGGGTCAGTATGAGTTTCTGAACATGAGGGCGTATCTCTTTTGGGCTGTGCGTGATTGGCTGAACCCGAAGAACGAGACGGGTGCCATGCTGCCGCCTGACCCTCAGTTTGATGAAGAGGCGACAGAAATAAAATGGTCTTTCAGGTCAGACGGGCGCATATACATTGAGCCGAAAGAAGACATCAAGAAGAGGCTCGGACGAAGCCCCGATAAGTTTGACGCTTTCGCGAACACGTTCTATCCGCTCAGAGGAAGCCGCCGCATTGACCTGAGCCGTATCGCTCGCATGGTACACAGATAATTCAAGTTTAACAAATAAATCATCAAAGAAAATGACTATCGAAGAAATCCTTGCCTCACTCAGGACAGAGGCTCAGAAAATAGCCTTTTTGAAAGAGAAGACTATCAACGTCCCATTGTGGCGTGGTCGCTTTGGTCTCATTCAAGAATTTGACCCGACAAAGCACCCTGTTATGAACAAAGCCAAATACCCTGATATTGTCACGGACAGCGGCATTCAGGAGGTAACCCGTGTGACGTGTGACTTGCAGCGGCTCGCCGTAAAGCGCATGACAGAACTTGTTACGGGCATACCCGTGAAGCGTGTTTACAGCCCTGAGAATGACCGTCAGAAAGAAGTGGCGAACTATCTTGAAAAGATATTTGACAAGAACCGCATTGACAGCGTGAACATCGAACGCTGCAACATGCTCTTTGCGGGCTGTGAAGTTATGACGCTATGGTACGCCGTTGAACAGAAGCACACGACCTACGGTTTCTCTTCAAACCTGAAATTCCGCTGCCGCAACTTCTCCCCTATGCTCGGCGATGACCTTTACCCGCTCTTTGATGAATACGGCGACATGATAGCCATGTCAGTGGCTTACACCCGTAAGAGCGGCAAGAAGACCGTTCAGTACTTTGACTGCTATACTGCGACACGCCACATCAAATGGTCAACAGAGAGCGGCGAGTGGGCTGTCATTGAAGATGAACAGATAACTTTGTTAAAGATACCGTGCATCTATATGTGGAGACCGACCCCGATATGGGAGGACACGTCAAAGACCGTCTATGAGATTGAATGGTCGCTGTCAAGAAACGGCAATTATCTCCGTGAAAACTCAAAGCCTATCTTCGTTGTTCTCGCCGATGATATTATTCAGTTCGGCGATGAGAAAAGTTCAAATGAAGAGGCGAAGAGCGTCATGCAATATCCGAAAGGCTCAACGGCTCAATACGTCACATGGCAACAGGCGACTGAAAGCCTGAAATACCATGTCGACACCCTGAGAAACCTTTTCTTCACTCAGCTGCAGTTGCCTGATTGGTCATACGAGAAGATGTCGCAGCAAGCCCTCTCAGGTGAGAGCCGCAAACAAATGTTCATTGATGCGCAGCTCAAAGTCAAAGACGAAAGCGGTCGTTTGATTGAGTTCTTTGACCGTGAAATAAATGTCGTTAAAGCGTTCTTGAAGATTGCTCTTGGAGAGGCTTACGCCGCCGACATTGACGCTCTCCCCGTTGAGACCGTTGTCACGCCTTTCGCCATCACAGACAAACAAGACTTGGCGAACTACCTCATGTCTGTGAACGGCGGCGAGCCTATCATGTCACAACGTGAGAGCATTGAACGTCTCGGCGAGAGTGACGATGTGGACACCACCCTGAAAGAAATTCAGGATCAGAAGACGGTGGACGTGTTTGAACCGACAGAATAACGTGAGAGCATGGCACCAACAAGAAGACCCCCGAACAGAAAGAAGCCTGAGCAGCCGAAATACCGCTGCCGTGACTGCCGTCACAGTTATGATTGGCACAGCAAGGCTCTTGACGGTCATTTGATTTTGTGCCGCTGCCCTCATGATGAAAAGACAGAACACGGGCGGTGGTGCAAATTCCTGAATGACTTTCAATGTGATAAATTTATTCTGAGAGACAATGGCACTCAATAAATACGACAAACAGCATCTGCGCAACCTGACAGCCTACGAGCGTCAGGTTGACGCTATATACAGGGCGGCGGTCAAGGAAGCCGCTGCCCTTGGGCTTTCTATCCGTGATTTAGACCCGACACGGCTCTTTTCTTTCTCTGACTATCCAATTACACGCAAAAGGCTCGAAAGTCTCTTAGAGAGCCTAAAAAGCGGGTTGTCGGCTGTCATAGTGAACGGCGTGAACCATGAATGGACGCTCGCCAACAACAAGAACAACGAGCTGTGCCGTCAGGTCTTCGGCGATAACGTGGGCAAGCTCTCAAACGCTCAATATCGCCGATACTTCAAGAACAACGAAGAAGCCCGTGACGCATTTCTCGCCCGCAAGGTTCAGGGCTTGAACCTCTCTGACAGAGTTTGGAAATATACAAATCAGTTCAAAGAGGAAATCGAACTCGGGCTTGACATCGGTCTGAGAAGCGGCAAGGCGGCTGAACGTCTTCAAAAAGACTTGCAACTGTTTCTTCAACACCCTGACATGCTCTTTCGCCGTGTCAGGGACGAACACGGGCAGTTGGTCTTGTCAAAGCGTGCGGCGGCTTTCCACCCTGGGCGTGGCGTGTACCGAAGCTCATATAAGAACGCCCGCCGCCTCGCAGCAACAGAGACAAACATCGCATATCGGTCGGCTGACTTTGCCCGTTGGCAAGACCTTGACTTTGTTGTCGGCATTCGTGTTGTCAGAAGCAACAACCACCCCGTGGAGGACATCTGCGATGAACTGAGCGCACCCGTGGGGAGCAAGGCTGTCAAGGGTCAAGGCTGTTACCCAAAGGACTTCAAGTTCACTGGGTTGCACCCTCATTGCCGCTGTCACGCTGAACCAATTTTGAAGACAGAGGAAGAAATGATGCGTGACAACGAAAGGCTGCTCAAAGGCGAAGAACCTCTGAAAGAAAGCGTGAACACTGTAACGGACGTACCTCAGGAGTTCAAAGATTGGCTAAAAGACAATAAAGAGAGGGCGAAAAGAAGCACGTCTGTGCCTTATTTCATCAGCGACAACGAGAAATACTTGCCAAAGGGCTACAAGAACTTGTACGCCCTGAAAACGCCGTATGAAACTTATGCTGAATATGAAGCAGCCATGAGATTTAACAAGAAGTACGCTGACTTCACGCCTGAGGTCTTGAAGAACATCAGAGAGTTAGACCAAACCCTCCCCGTGATGCAAGGCAAGATAATGAATTTCACAGAGGCTGACGAGTTGAAAGGCAACCCGCATTTTTCTGATCCTGACGCAAAGGCGGAGGGGTATTTGATTAACTGTCAGACTTGCACAATGACTTATGAGTTAAGGCGCAGAGGTTTCCCAGTTGAAGCCTTACCGAATAAGAACGATGAATTTTATAAAGTTTGGTGTCCGAAGAATAATCTGACATGGAACGACCGCTTTCTCAACCCTGACGGCTCACGCCCAATAAAGACCCGCCCGTCCGTGTTGCGTGACACGATAACCGCCAAGGTTGGCTTTATTGAGGGCGCAACAAAAGAGACAGGGCGTTACGAGCTTTATCTGAAATGGAAATCTGTGCGAGGGCGTGACGAAGGAGCGCACGTTATGATTGTTGAAAGGCAGAAAGACGGCAATCTTTTATGGTTTGACCCTCAGTCAGGGAAACACGGCTCTTCAAAAACGTTCAACGGGTTTATGAAGAGTGCCGTCCCCATAAAGTTAAGCGTTCTGAGAATTGACGATAAAATCATTAACCCCAAATTCTCAGAACGTTTCAAAAAGGCTTCAAAGTAATTCTAAAGCCTCTTCTCCATAAACTGTTTCAACGGCCTTCCCGTCAAAAAGATAAATCACGGGAAGACCCGTTGGAACGGCTTCCCCGTTTTCATCAACATATCCCACAGCGAAAGCGTCTTTCCCTCTTCGCTTTCCAATAAATCCGACACTATTCCATCCTTCTTTGTCGGCTTTCTCTTGAATGATTTTTGGTATTTTCATACGTTTTCTCTGATTAAACACGGGTTTTCTCGTAGAATATCCCGTTATAAGTTATTTTTCTCGAATTTGACGCACACGGGCTTTAGTTTTCTCTTTGGTGTAATTATTCACTTGGAAAATTATCGCCCGACATAGAGCCGCAATCGCCTTTTGACCCCGAAATCGAAACTAAGTTCTGATTTTTATCAGGTCACGGGGCAAAGATAAGCCCTTTTACTGAGATAACGGGAAAAAGCTCGATTTATTGTCTCGGAGGGTCAAAAGCGGGCGTTTAGGCTGAAAGTGCAGTTGCGCTTAAACCCGAAATAAGCCCGATTTGCCCGTTTTTAGCCCCGCTGACGGCTTTTCTCCCGTCATTGGTGTAATTTATCATCTGACGAAATAAAACACGCTGTACGGGCTTTATTTTGCCTTTTCGTGTGAAGCGGTTCACGGGTCACGGTTGTTTTCGCCCCCGTGTATGGGTTGCCGTCTGAAACGCCGATGTTCCAAAGGCGGCTGACCTTGCACCCGATTTGTTCAGGGCTGAAACGCTCATAGATAGCCGAGAGAGACGTGAAGAAGAAATCCCGTTCCCCCGTCTGTTCGGGCGGCTCTCTGAATGTCACTCGGTAGATGAACCCGCAGCGGGCTTTGTCTTTCTCTCCCCCGCCTGTTGTCTGTCTGTTGTCTGTCATTTGATTTTTCGTTTTGCTCGCCTGATTGTCTGAGGCGAAAATTTAACTTCAATTCAGAGGGCGAAATCGCAGAGTACGTTAGTACTTTTTCTTTCCTTTTCTTTGCTCTCCTTTATACGCGCGCAGGTAGCGCATTTTCTCGCAGAAAACTTGGTTTTTCTCAGAGATAACCACCCGTTATCTACGAGAAAATTAAAATTTTTAACAATTAAAACTACTTTTCCCGAAAAAGACTTTCGAGAGAATAGAACGGCGAGAAGCGTTTGATGCGTGAGGCGGCTTCTTGACCCCATATCGCAGCTATGAGACGGATAGCGTCCACGTCTCCGTCAAAGGCGATTGCGCTCTCATGGTTGTTGAACTCATAACAGTAAACCTCCTGAGGGTCGCACTCTGTTCTTATGCGGTTCTGAATGTCATGTATGTGGGCGAACATCTTGTTAATGCCGTCCTGAGTGCCGTAGCCACCGCCACCGAAAGAGACAAGCCGCTCGTTGGGTTTCAGCCTGATAGACTTCTGACCCTGTTCAAACTGTTCTTTTGAGAAAGCGTAAAAACAGCGGTATTTCTTAGCGTCTGTCTTGTCACGCTCTTCACACAACTCATGGTAACGTTTCAGGGTCTTTGCGTTCTTATAGACCAACATGCCGTCATTGTCCCAATCCTGACGAACTTCAAATTTCTCTGTGCTCATAATATAAACTTTGTTTTGATTGATTTATTGCCTTTCGACTTGTGAAGCCCGTCAGGGGCTTTCTGCGGCTCTCTGACGGGCTTTTGTTGTTCATGCTTATAACTCTCGCAGAATGTCATTGAAAGCCTTTTCTGCGGTCTCTTTCACGCCTTTAGGGTCTCCGTAGAACTTCTGAGCGGCTTGAAGAATTATCAACATCGCCCGTCCGAGGGCTGTCATGATGACTGACGGGTCGTTTGTTCTCGCTTGAAGAACTTTCAGAACCTCTTGATACAGGTTCTCTTGATTGCTGTTCATTGTTGCCATTGTGTCTTTGATTTATTTGTTCAACTTTACTCGGTTCATCAACTGTCCTGAGAGTTCATGCAGCTCACGGCTTCTTTCAGGCGTGAGCTCACGGGCGTGAGCCGTTATCGCCTGAGTGAGCTTCCAAAGGGTTGCCCCGCCCTGAACGCCGTCCTCGGGGTCGTTGCGCATCAATATCTTTTCGACCTCCTTGCTCTCTTGTTTCAGAAGACCGCCGCTGCTTGTCAGGCGTTTCAGTTCGTGTTCGAAGTCAACATCAATCTCCGAAGCCCCCTGTATCTCAATCGCCTTTTGCATGAGGTTGTCCTTGCTGAACAGACCCTTTGTGAGGTCTTTGACAGCCGAGACGGTTGTCTTCGTGTCGAGTTCATAGGTCTTGTTGGATAGCTGCAGATTGTCAGGCAGCTTTGAACCCAAGTGAACTTGCTTCATAACGCTCTCCCTGACCATACCGTTAAGGCAAGCCCCGTTCAGGAGAAAGGCTCTCATATCAACAGCCCCGTCCCCGTAGTCAGAGGTTGAGAAGCGTGCGCCCGCAAAGATTGTGACAGTTCCGTTCTTCACGGTCGGTATCTCAATCGGTGTCGGAAGAATTGTCTCCGCCCATACCTTTGTGTCGTTCATATAAGCGTCAGAAATGACTGCGCCCTGACCCGCTGCCTCCTGAACAAACGCCGTGAGAATTTCAACTGAGTTCAGGCGGCGATAACTGTCAGAGAGAACGCCCCTCACTTGCTGCCCTACGGTTCTGACAAGAACACGGCTGCGCTGCGTCCAATCGCTGTGTTGGTTCAGAAGATGTGCAGCGAGAGCTATCGCCCAAGGCTCGCCGCTTGCAAGCCCTCTGAGATAACGCTGCGGTATGCCCATGCGCTCGGCGAGCTGTCCGATAGCGTTGTCATGGAGAGAAAACTGACCGTCAGGCATGTTCATCGTCAGAGGCTGTGAACTTATCTCTTCAACCTCTGTGAAACCGTCTGTCGGCTGACCGCCCGAGAACGTGATAATGGGCGTGTGGCTCTTCGCTTTCAGGTTCACGCCGATAGGTGCGATATAATCCTGAGCGATTTTGCCCTCATTGATAAGGCGTTCCATGGTAGCCTTAACGCCCGCTGCCTTGCCGTCTATCATTCTGTAAACTTTGTTCATTACTACCTCGTTCAAACCTTTCTGTAAGTCTGTTGTTGCTGTCATAATTTTGAAATTTTATATGGTTATTGAATATTCGATAAAAACTCTTCTGCCTCTTCAAAGAGTTCATCAGGGGTCAGGCTCTCAGAGCTTGGCTCGAAGCCTGAGAGGTAAGCCGCCTCTATGATCGTGCTTCTTTCACTCATTGCGCTGCCCTCCCCTGTTTGAGTTCATCACAAATGGCGAGACGGTGTCCCGCTCTTATCAGTTTCGGCAGATATGTGTCAAGGGCGTGATACGGGAAGCACGCCTGACGGTCTCCCTCCTTGTCTCTTGTCAGGGTTATGCCGAGTATGCGTGATGCGTTCTCTGCGTCTTCCTGATAACTCTCATAGAAATCCCCGCATCTGAATAACAGCAGAGTGTCGGGGTGCATCTCTTTCAGTTTTGTGAACTGTTTCTTTTTTGCTTCTGTCATAATTCTGACCTCCTGTTTTGATTATTTGTAGTAGAAAGAAAACTTGATACCTCTGCGGAGCTTGCAGACACAAACATCGTCCATGCATGCAAATGCTCTCTTCAAAAGTTTGTTCAGCATCTCAACGCCGATGAGAGCTATCGCTCCCGCAACGCCTACGAGCTTATGAACCTTGCGTCCCTGAGCGTCAACGCCGCTTACCTTGATGCGGAAGTTTCTGTTGATGTCCTTTGAACTGTAAGCGAGACCGTTCTTGTTATTGTTTGTTGAGACCTTAATCATTTTTCTTTCAATTTGAGTGTTAAACTTATGTTTGAATGTGATTACCTTAAAATCACGTTGCAAAGATAAGTGAAGTATTTTGGAAATAACAAACTTTTCTCCGAGTATTTTTAACCAAACGGGTAAATTTAACCTTTATTAAGAGCAATCGCCCGAAACTCGCCCTTATATAGAAAATTTCCATATAACCAAACATTTTGTGATTATTATGTAATCATTTCGAGGAAATATTGTATCTTTGTCGCAGTTTACCGTACAGTTAAATATTTCATAATTATGAGAAAAGCAATTTTAGATGCGCTGAAAGCCAAATTTCAGGGGGTCAGCGAATCAGTCTTGAACAGGATTGCGGACAAACTCTGCAAGACTGTCACAACCGCTGAACAGGTTCAAACCGCCGTTGACGGGGTGACAATTCAGCAAGTAATCGAGGGCTACGCCGATAGCCGAGCAACAGAGGCTTCACAGACCGCCGTTCACACTTACGAACAGAAATACGGTCTCAAAGACGGCGCAAAGGTTGAACAGCCCTCAGGGGGCGGTGGCTCAGGTCAGGGCAGCGCACCCGTTCAAACACCACAAGGAGGGGGTACAGACCCCGTGCTGCTTCAAACGCTTCAATCGCTTCAAGAGAGCAACAAAAAGTTGTCTGAGCGTCTTGACCGTATGGACAGCGAGCGTACAACCTCATCACGCAAACAGCAACTTTCAGGCATTATCGCCAAGTTGCCTGAGAACCTCAGAAAGGCTTACGAGCGAACACCCGTTGATGGCTTGACCGATGAACAGTTCAACGCTCTCATCGGAGAGGTCACAACAGAGGTGGACGGCATTGTTCAGGCGACACAACAGAAAGGGGCTATCTTCGGTCGTCCGTCAGCCACGGGCGGCTCAGGTTCTCAGGGCGGAGAACTGACCCAAGAGCAAAAGGACGCTATCGCACATCGTGATAACAAGCCCGCCTCAGGAGGTCAGCCGTTCTAATGTTTAACAATCAAAAAAAACAAAGAAAAATGGGCATGCAAGTAAACAGACGTAAGGACGTGAGAACACCCCGTGTCCTTATGCACCGTATCGCTGACATCAGAGGCGGCGTATCTGTCAAGGCTTCTGAGCTTGGTGGCGATTTCCTCTATGAGGGAGCTGTCCTGAGCGCAGCCGATGAAAAGGGTCTTTGTCACGTTGTGAAAATCGCTCATGTTGTCGCAGAGGTCGGTGCGACCGACAAGACAATCAAAGTGAAGAAAGGTCACAACTTCGCAAAGGGCGATTTCATCATGACAAAGGTCGGTGGCGTGGCTTATGACATCACAGCCATTGACACAGAGGGCAGCAAGACCTTTGACACAATCACAGTCAGCACCACCCTCGGTGCAATCCCAACGGGCGGTTTCATTATTGAGGCAAAAGCGAAGTCAACCGCCACAACCTCTGAACTGAAATACGTTCCTCAGTCAATCAACGGAACGGGCAAACCGTTTACGCAGAAGTCAAACCTTGACACGGACGCTTGGCTTTTAGCCGTAACAAAGGGCAACCCGCTTCCTGATTTCATCATGGCGTACCTCAAAGGTGTCGTCAATTATTAACCGTTAAAAGTTCATCATTTATATGGCAACAGTAGTAAACACTCTCATTCAGGGTCTTACCGAGCAGATGGTTCAGTCACGTGTGGACTCGGCTGACGCATCGGGCTTTCTGTTCGGCACTTATTTCCCTGTGAAGAGAGTTCAGGGCTTCCAGTGGAAGACCCTCACAAATCAGCTTGCTAAGAAGAACGTAGCCGCCGACCTCCACACCGATAACGGCTCTATTCTCCGCAAGCAGCGTCCTATCTATGAGAGCGCAAGAGGAGATATCCCTTTCATCAGCATTTCCCGTGATATGAAACGCAATGAGATTAAAGAGTATCAGACCGCTCTCGCTTTCGCTCAGGATGAAGACGCAACAAAACTCGTTCAGTATTGGGGCAATGACGTTGATTTCTGTTTCAACGGCGTTCAGTCAGAGTTGGAGTACATTGCGTGGAAGCTCGCTTCCCGTGCGGGTCAGTTGGCTTTCACAACAACGACCAACGCAACATACGCCAATGAGTTCGACTTGGATTATGACGTTGACCCCGAGGCAAAGGTCAAGACTTCTTCCGATTGGGCAAACGCTGCTTCGGCTGACATTCTCGGCGATTTCCGCAATGAGATTAAGAAAGCCAAGGCAAGAGGTCTGAACCCGAAGTTCGCCTTTGTCAACCTTGACGAGTTCTACAAGATTGCTTCGGCTGAGCAGATTATCAAGGCTTGTGCGTCATTCGCTTCAAACGCTCTGAATATCTCTCAGACCCCTGACCTTACCACCGTCAACTCAATGCTCGCCCGCCAAACATGGCTCAACGGTATTCAGTTGAAAGTCATTGACCAAACCATTACCCGTGAGTTCACTGACGGCTCTCAGGAATCAGGCAACCCATTTGAGGACTGCCGTTGCGTTCTCTCAGAAACAGAACGTCTTGGCACCACTCAGTATGACATCCTGACTGAGAACGAGAACCTGATTTTGCGTGCAGAGCGTGCTCATACTATCATCAAGAAGTACGGTACAATCGAACCGAAGTCTGAGGTTACAATCGGTCAGGCTGACGCTGTGCCTGTCTTTGACACGGCTTACCGCAACGTCTATATGAGAACAGACGGTAAGGATTGGGAATAAACATTTAACCGAGGCTTAATATGGCAGCAACAGTTCTTGAAGCATTAAAAAGCATTACCGCTTACCCCGTTCCGCTTCGCACCCTCGTAGAGACTGCGGAGCGGCGGGGTCTTTCGCTTTCAGATGAAGCCACGCAAGAGACGCTGAAAGGCAAGGCGTTCAACCTCTCAAAGGCTGACACGCTTCTGTGGCTCTCTCTCGCCCCGAATGTCACTCAGGGCGGGCAATCATACTCTTTCACAGATGAACAGCGCACAGAGTTCAAAAACAGAGCCTATAAACTGTTCAATGAGTTTGAGGACGAGGCGGTAAAGCCCAAACCTATATACGGATATAAAGGTTCGCGATTATGATAATAACCAACGGAACAATCGAAGTGAAGAGAAAGACGGCGGGCGGCATTGACCCTGAAACGGGTTTCCCCGTCAAGTCTTCTGAGGTCTCTTGGGGTAGCCCGATAGACTGTCAGTACACGGCAAACAAGTACAACAAGCTCGGCAAGGTCAATGGGGAACACTTCACGGTGGCGCAGTATTCAATTCTGATTGAAGAACAGCCGCTCGGGGAGTTTGACCAAATCAGGCTTACAGACAGTTTGACGGGAAAGAGCCTCGGGGAGTTCTCTGTCATTCAGGTTGAGCCGTTGGAAGCCGTCTGCGAATTGAGAATAATGGTCTAACGGCGAATGCGGCTCTATGTCGGCTTTACTTTTTCTGTGCTTATAATCACACCATGAAAAAGAGTAAACGCCACATACGTCAAATTCACAAAAAATAACTCAGAAACTATGCCAATAAGACAACTTACCCCCATGTCTGAGATTGACCGTTACACAGAACAGGAGCTAAAAAGGCTTCAAACGGTTCTGATAAGGTCTTTGCAGTACTGCGGGGAACAGGTTCTGAACGCAGCCCGTTCGACCAATTCTTATAAAGACCAAACGGGCAACCTGAGAAGTTCACTCGGCTATGTCATTGCCGTGGACGGACGGGTTGTTTATCAGTCAGACTTTCAGACCGTGAAACAAGGGCGGGACGGTTCAGAGAAAGGCGCAGCGTTCGCGAAGAAACTTGTCAGGCGTTTCCCTCACGGGGTCTGCCTGATAGTTGTTGCGGGCATGGAATACGCCGTTCACGTCAAGAACAAAGGTTACGATGTGCTTGACAGTTCAGAACTGCTTGCAGACAGAATTGTGCCGAGTATGCTGAAACAGCTTGGCTTCACTTAACATTAACAAGAGACAATGGCAAAGACATCAAAACAAGTTCAAGGGGACGTGTACAGACTTCTGAAAGACAGCACCCTTTATTCGATGATTTCAGGTGAGGTTTACAGACAAGGCTACCGCCCTCGCGACAGCCGCCTTGAAGATGCTGTGGTTATATTCACAGCGGGTCTTCCTGACCAAATTCAGACGGGCGTGGTTACGGTTCACATCTATTGCCCTGACATAGACCCATACGGGAACGGCGTACTCGTTGAGGACGGTCAGCGCACAGAAGAACTTGAAGCCCTTGCGCAGCGTTGGGTTGACAGTCTAACGGCTGAGGTCTCTTGTTATAAGTTCAAGCTGCAGCAGACGATCTGCACAGACTATGCCGAAGACATCAATCAGCATTTTGTCGTTGTCTGTCTGAAATATAAGTATTTCGGCTCTGACGATGAAACGCTGAATATCCCTCAGGCTGCTGTTATTGTTACCGAGGACGGCGATTTGCCGATAACGCAGCCTGTCATAAAGAAAAAGAATGTTTAACAATTAAATTAAAAGATTATGTCACAACTTTCATGGGGTAAGTGCACCATTGAGAAAGCAACCTCAACAAAAGGCACTCCCGCCGAGCAGTGGACAGCTATCGACACCCCTAAAGAGGATACAACGAAGCTGACCCCGACAGCGGGAACAGAGAAGACCGCCACAGAAGAGGGCGGCGATTTGGTCGATTCAAGAACAGGTAAGAATACTTATCAATTCGAGTTCGATTTGTTCGTCAAGAAAGGCGGCACACGCCCGTTTGAGGACGTTGACGGCGTTATTGCGGGAGAATGGGCTTTCCGTCTCACGCCTGAGGACGAAGAGACAGAGGGCTTTCAGATTGACCGCTCAACAGTTCGTTGCGAGGAGAGTTATTCAACCGCTGACGGTAAGATGCTTCACTATGTTGTCAAGGTTCTCAAACCCGCAACGGGCAAGAGCGTGAAGCCGTACACAAAGACTGTCTCCAAATGACTGATGGGCGTAAGGTTCTCAACCAACGGAGCTTTGCGCCTTACAAACGGAGGTTCGTTTCGGTTCAATAACCTGAATGTTCATCTGCACTGAGGGAGCGAGGCGGTCAGGCGCAACCGCCCCTCCCTCTTCAAGGGTCAGAGGTCACAAAAGAAAGACGCTTACGGCGGTTCGCTGCCGCCATGACCCACTTATACATCAATAAAAGTTTTATCATCATGGCAGAAGAAAAGACTATCGAACAGAAAGCCGCCGAGACCATTCTTCAAACACCCGTTGAAGTCAAGGTCGGCAGCAAAACTTATATGACAGCCCCGCCAAGTACGGCAACGCTTATTCTCGCATCAGAGGCTGTTTCACGTTTGCCACACGTTGTTCTTGACCCGAAGAACGTTGTGGAAGAAAGCCTGTCAATCGCAAAAGATTGTCGGGCTTTAGGCGATATTGTCGCGATATTCATTCTCGGAGCAAAGAACCTGAAAGAAAAAGTCAAGGTTCAGAAGAGCAGAGAGAAACGCTATCTGTGGGGGCTGTTCAAGCGTCAGGTCGTTGAAGAGGTTGAAGAGGTCATAGACCGCAAGGCAGAACTCGCCCAAGAACTTCTTGAAGAACTCACGCCCGCTGAACTTTATGACCTCACGGTTACTGTTCTGCAAAGAATGAACCTGATCGATTTTTTCGGTCTTACCACTTTCCTGATAGAAATAAATCTGATGCGGCAGACGAAAGTGGAAACAGAAGCGACAGCCCCTGGGCAATAATCGCCGCAACGGTCAAGGCTTACGGGCTGACCTTTGAAGAGGTTCTGTATAACATGAGTTACCCAAACCTGATATTGTACAACGCCGTTCTGCCGTCTTATAACACAAAAGACAAGTCAGACGGCTCAGGCTCAGGGCAAGAGGTAATCAAGGCTGACGACCCGAGAAATAAAGAACGAGTTAAACAATTCTTTGACAGTATCGAATAAATGGAGAACGAGAACGGAAAACTTTTTTACGGAACGGGGCTTGACAACAGTCAGCTCCGTGTTGGTGCTGCGGAAGCGAAGAGACTTCTTCACGGCATTGGCAGCACGGCTTCAAGTGAGGGCGACAAGATAGACGACTCAATGAAGAAAATCGGGAAAGCCGTTGCGGGTGTCTTTGCCGTTTCTCAAATCAAAGAGTTCGTTTCTCAGGTCGCAAACGTCAGAGGTCAGTTTCAGCAGCTTGAAATGGCTTTCAAGACCATGCTCGGCTCTGCTGAAAAGGCTGACGCACTCATGCAGCAGCTTATCAAGACAGCCGCCACAACGCCCTTTGGAATGACTGACGTTGCTCAGGGCGCGAAACAACTTCTCGCCTACGGCGTTCAGGCTGACAAAGTGAATGAGACCTTAATCAGGCTCGGAGACATTGCGGCGGGTCTCTCAATTCCTCTGAATGATTTGGTTTACCTCTATGGCACA